CCCAGATGAATTATGAAAAACTCCACTCCAGAGCCGAAAGGGGGAAAATTGGAGGTTCTGGAGACCATAGGTAAACATAAATATAAAAACAACTAATATGAAAAGAGTAAAACAGATCTTGCTGTTCATTTGGCAGCTACCCCAGAATATTCTGGGCCTTATACTATTTTGGTGGTATAAACGAATATCTACCAGGACCCATAGAGATATTTACAAAGGTGTAAATTACCTCTTTACTGACAAGATAAAAGGAGCTATCTCTCTTGGTAACTATGTTATCGTAAATTGGGTATATCATTCATATCGCCATTCCGATTGGGAGGAGGGCTTAAAAACTATAAAACATGAATACGGCCACACAAGGCAGTCTCTAATGTTTGGTCCATTCTATATCCTGTTGATCGGTTATCAGTCTATCATTCATGCTGGCTTCCATGGGTATCTATGTCACGGCAAAGATTACCATCATTTCTGGACCGAGAAATGGGCAGATAAACTCGGGGGTGTAAAACGATAATACTATATCTAACATTAAAAGAATACATAAAGAATCGAGAAATTATGGCATCAATAATAGATAAGGCGAGAGAATATTCTCCTGACAATAATGAAAGTAAGGATGCGTTCCTGAACGGTGCTCTGTGGATGCTTGAAAAAGCCTGTGAATACATGAGGAGTCAATATCCAGTTCACTACCAAGAATGGTATGAATTAGCTGAAGAACGTGTTAAACAATTCAAGAAAGCAATGGAGGAATAGGATTATGGACAACATCAATCATCCAGACTACTACAAGAATGCCGAGGGGAAAGAGTGCATAGATGTAATGGAAAACCTCTTTGGCATTAGTCAACTGATATCCTTCTGTAAGATCAATGCTTTCAAATACCGATGGAGAGCTGGGAATAAACCTGGCAACTCAAAAGAGAAAGATCTTGCCAAAGCAGAATGGTATGAGACTAAAGTAATGCAATTAGAGAAAAAGTTATATGAAACAGAAGGAAAAATCTAATCCAAAGAATCTCCCGGTTCAGTTGGATCCCCTGAAACCCATTGATATAAACTCAATAGGTGACAATGGAGATCCCTGCTTTGGGAAGAAGTATGATCTCACAACTGAAGATTGCCAGATGTGTGGTGACTCAGAGTTATGCTGCATCAAGTTTGCTGCAATGATGGGCAAAACTAGAAAAGAGCTGGAAAAAGAGAATAATTACAAAGATCTTGAGATCTTAGTTGATATTCCAGCTGTCAAGAAGACTATCAGGGCACTTCAGAGAAAGGGGGAAGATCGAAAGATCATACGACAGAAGCTCCAGGCCAAATATGGAGTAACAGAAGAGGAGGCTAAACAGCTGTACAAAAAATATAAACCCAAAAAACAACAGAGTTAAAATGGTACCAACTCAACTTTCACTCAATGACATCTTCTTCACAAAGGTAAGGGATGTTAGGAGCCCCAGGAGGGCTAATCAACACGATGCTGGGATAGATTTCTTCTTACCCACATTGACAAGTACTTTCATGGAGGACTTCTTTGAGAAGAATCCTCATTATGGAACTATCCGGGAAAAATGGGCTGCTCTCTTTGGGGAAAACGGCAAAGACTGCTTTATCAAGATCCCCGCTTTCAATAGAGTTCTCATTCCATCCGGTATTAAGGTATGGATTCAGAATAAGCAGTCCGCTCTTGTGGCTTTCAATAAATCAGGTCTTGCTGCCAACAAGGGTCTCACCGTTACGGCTCAGGTAGTAGATGCCGACTATACAGGGGAAGTTCACATGGGGCTTCAGAACAACTCAGAAAAAGAGGTAATCTTCAAAGAGGGTGATAAGATAGGACAATTCTTGCATCTGGATCTCTATTTATCTCAAATGGTTGAGATCAGCCATGATGATTATATCGAAATATCTTCTAACTCAGATAGAGGAGAAGGTGGCTTCGGTTCAACAGATAAAAAGTAAAGAAAAATGGATGCCAGAGACATCAAAGCAATCGCACCTGAAGTAAAAGATCACAGGTACTTGGAGAAAATCTATGAGCTTCAAAAAGAGCTCATAGATCATTACGTTAAAATTGAGGGTTTACCTCCTTACCCCATCAATGTGAATCCCAAGAAGAGCCAAGTACTCATAAAGGATTTTGTTGGCAGGGTCATTGAAGAGCTCGGAGAGGGCTATGAATCCATGATTCTCATAGACAAGATATCTATAGAGACAAAGTACTGGCAGGGTGAGTATACCAAGAATCAAGCTATCATGTGCATTGATCATCTTCAGAATGTCAGTGAAGAGTTTGCTGATGCTATGCACTTCATGACAGAGCTTCTGATTTATGTCAACATTCAGCCCGAAGATATTCATAAGTATATCCTCAAAGCTTACGATAAAGAGTATCTTCAGTTCTTCAAGGAAGAGGAAACAGATATTCTCAATGAAGCTATGATGTTCGGCCTCTACCAACTAGTGGGAGATAATGAGTTAGATGGAGCTATTCATCCTGTAAACCTGTTAACTAGTCTGGTTGAATCTGTATCTGCTCCTTTGACTTGGGATGAGATTGGTAGTCCAGTTCTTTACCAGGCGGGCAGTGTATACAGTCACTCTCTCTATCTAGAGACTAAGAAATGCTTATGGGATGTGACCTATCATCTAAATATCGCCAGAAACTTTCTCAAGAACAAGCCTTGGAAACAGTCACAGATGATGACTGATGAGATTCACTTCCAAGAAGAGATAGTGAAAGCCTTCATTGCTATGATGGGAGCTTTCCGATATCTCAACCTTGATTCTGAGACTCTCTATCAGATTTATTTCAAAAAACACGAAGCCAATGCTTTCCGTATCAGAAGCAACTATTAACAAAACAATATGAAAAGTTACACCTTTCAAAATCCAGTAGATGCTTGGGAAAATATCATCAAGCTCTTCTTGAATCAAGCTCCTGAACTCTTTGAAGAGGGTCAGGGGGCTGCTATAACTGGTTCACTTTACACTTATGGGATGACCGTTCTCATAAATGAAGCTAAATTCGACCCCGAGTTTGATTTTGGTAAGATCATGGGCTATAGTCAGGGTAAATGGAGCTCACTCTTGAATAACTACCTTGACCTTGATGCTATGGATGTACTAAAGAGTCAGATCAGGGAACTTGAGAAGAACAAGTCTGTCAACAGGAATTACCATATAGGCTTCAACTTTGCAGATGCCCATGGCAACGGCAAGGGATGCTTAGTCTCTGGAGTATTCTCCCGAATGATCTATGTTGACAAGCCGAGACTTACTGTAGTTATGAGGGCTTCTGATGTAGTCACTAGACTTCCTTGGGATCTTCTTCTTGCTTGTCGTATGGGTTTATATGTATACGGTCATGAGGACTTCTCAATTGAGTTATTCCTTAGATCTGCTTTTGCTGATGACATCTCTATCATGCTCTACAATGGTTATGAGGATATAGAGCCTCTAATCAAGGGCATTGAGAATGAAGATCGCCGGAAGAGACTCAAAAAAGCTCTCAAAAATGTTAGGGCTGCAGCCGATGCCGGTACTGACCCGGGGTATCAGGCTTACACTCGAGTATACAAAATCTTTAATCCAGAGAAATATGGAAAAGAAGTCAAGTCTCTCAAAGCCAAAGACTGCATCATCGGAGATTGGGATGGAATTCCTATGCCTAAGGGAGGATGTCCTTCCATCTTGGTCAGGAACAATATCAAGAAAGCCTATACTAAGTTCATTCAGAAATATAACTTGGACGCTTTCGCGGATGAAGTTCAAAAACGAAAGCTTATCAAGTTTAAGGAATCAGATGGCTCTTTGGTAGAGGATCCGACTAAGGGTGAGTTTGACAACGAAGAGTCCGATGATTAAAGTTGACACTGCTCTCTGGACTTCTGATTCCATGAGAGCTTGGGAAGAAGTGAACGAGGCCTTTCTCAAGGGGGAGGGCCCCTTTCACTTTCGTTTTGATTCTAAGGCTCTATATGTCTATGATGTCATTTTGGGTATAACTAATCCCCAGGTTGACCCTAACTTTGACTTTGGTAGGCATTTCAACTATACTATTAACAAATGGAAGACCCTGGTATCTAATTACTTAGATAAAGGTGAGCTTGAGTCTGTGAAAGAAGAGGTTAAGTCTTGTGGCAAGAAAGTATACAACATTGCTATGCAGTTCACCAACAAACATGGACATGGTAAGAACTGTCTCCTTTCTATGATATTCTCTAAGAGATTCAGTGAAGAGAAACCCACAGTTACAGTATTTTTAAGAGCTTCAGAAGTGACTAAGAGATTGATAGTAGACTTACTCTTCTTCCAGAGAATGGGCGAGTATGTATATGATGGCCAGCCATTCAGGCTAGTTATCCATTTCAATCAATTGTTCCAGGATGATGCCGTGCTGCTAATGTATCATGCCCATAAGGACTTAAGAAAACTCTTCAAAGATAAATCAGGGGCAAGAAAAGAGAAACTTCTTGCACAGCTAAACAAGATGCTTGAGACCAACCCAGAGGATATAAAGTACAAAGTGCATAGACGAGCTGCCAAAGTATTGCACCCTGAACTATATAAATATCCAAAGACACTTGCTAAAGATTGTCAACTGTTTTAATTTTTTAATATTATGCGTATTTATTCAAATGCTTACGAACTCATGTCAGAGATGGGTCGTAACTTGTATGAGATGGGTATCGAAAACAGGCCCAAGCATTATCAGAACAAGAACATTGAGGGTAATGATGACTTCATCACCAAAGAGTTGATGTGCGAGCAATATACTCTCATGGAGCTTCCTGATCCAGATATCCTGTTCATTCACACTAAGTCTAAGGAATGGGCTGAAGCCGAGTTTGCAGAGAGAGTTTGTGGACACGGAGTAAATCCGGGAAAGGCCTATCTCTTGAGAAGAGAGATGTGGGATCAGTTCCTTACAAAGAATGTATATGGGTTAGAGAAGTTTGACTATACATATCCAGAGAGGATTAACGATACTGTATCTTACAACCGAAGTATGATGACAAAATTAGAGGCCATTATCAGACTTCTCAAAGATGACCCTGGAACTAGAAAAGCTATATTAGACATATACGGTGGCTACAGACAGTCTGGGGCTATGGATCATGATTATCTTGATGGAAGTCATAGAATCCCTTGCTCTATGTACTATGACTTCCTTCTCAGAGAGAATGCAAAGGGTGAGACTCAATTGAACCTATGTTATCATCAGAGAAGCTCAGACTTTGTTCAGCACTTCGGTAATGATGTATGGCTTGCGTGGAAGATGATGGAGTATGTAGCTGAGAAAGTGGGGGTTAAGCCTGGGTATTTGATTCACACAATTGACTCTCTGCATGTCTATAAGAAGGACTGGGTTCTTCTAAAGACATCAATTGCTCAATTGATGCAAGGGTAACTATATTGAATTGCACTTGCATTACGTTTTCATAATTTATTGGTTTTAATTGCAACCAGAGAGTCTTCGCTTAAATGGTAGGGCGGGCTGATATAGAGATCACCAGATAGGGGTTCGAATCCCCTAGACTCTCCAAGTTAACTTTAATTATAATGAGGTCTAGTTACTACATAGTTAAGAGTTTAGAGGAAGTCAAAAAAGTTATCCAGTCTTGTAAAGAGACTGGATATTGTTGTTTTGACTATGAGACCAATGCTCAACCCCTATATATGCACACTTTCACCCCTACTCTGCTTTCAATAACTTTTCAAGTAGGGTCTTCAGTGCAGATTCCTCTTGATCACTTTGAGAGAGATAAATACACTGATGGGTTTGATTGGAAGAAAGCTCTTCAGATGGTGGGGAAAGAATTATTTCAGAATCTGAAAGTTACCAAGATAGCTTGGAATGCTAAGTTTGATGATCAGATCAACAAGAAGTTTGGTATTCAATGTAAGGGAACTCTTCTTGATGGGATGCTGGCTAAGTACATCCTCAATGAGGAAAAACCCAACGGTCTGAAAGAAATGGTTGTAAGGTATCTTCCAGGGTTTGCGGGGTATCAGAAAGAGAACAACCTTGATAAGATGGATTGGGACAAGAAGCCTCTTGATCTTCTATCTAAATATGCTGGTATGGACACCGACTGCACTCTGAGATTGACTCTCTTCTTTGAGAAGAAGTTGATAGATCTAGGGATGTACAATATCTTAAGGAATCTGTATATGCCCGCATCAAGACTGCTCACTGAGGTAGAAGCTAATGGGCTTTATCTGGACAGGGGGTTCAATCAGCAGCTTCTAGCAGAGTATGAGCCAAAGATACAGGCAGCAAGAGATACTATTTACAGTTTGCCAAGGGTTCAGAAATTTAATGGGATTTATATCCAGGGCAAGATCCAGGCATATTTAGATCAGCTTCAAAGAGAGTTAGATGAACTAGACCCAGATAATCCTAAGGACAAGAGAAAAATCTCCTCTAGAGAGACAAAGATTGCAAATATACGGGCAGGAATATTTATTACTCAGAAAGAGCAAGATCTTATAAAACCCATAAATCTCAACAGCAACAAAGATCTACCGGCTCTCATGTATTCTAAAGAGGGTCTAAATCTCCCAATTATAGCTTACACTCAACAGAATTACAAAGACACAGATAAGCCAAGCACTGCAGAAGATACTTTAGTAGAATTAAGGTTGAGAATAAAGAAACCAGATTCCCCAAAAGCGGTCTTCTTGGATAAATTGCTTGAGCTGAGGGGTTTAGAGAAGATGTACAAGACCTATATCTTAGGCTGGAGTGAAAAAGTACAAGATGATGACTGTTTACATGGGAGATTCCTTCTTCATGGCACAACGAGTGGGAGATTGTCTAGTGCTGAGCCAAATATGCAGCAGATACCAAAGACTTCTGTTGACCCAAATATCAAAAAGCAACTTATTGCTAAACCCGGTCAGTTATATCTGGTGATGGACTTCTCTCAGGCAGAGCTTAGAATCATGGCTCATTTGTCTAAAGATGAGACTTATCTGAAGGCCTTTAGGGAGAACAAAGATCCACACTTAGCCATTGCTGCTCAGAAATATGGAGTTCCATACGATGAAGCCGAGAAGATATATGGAGATGAGAATCACCCAGACTACAAGCTATGGAAGACTCGAAGGAAACAAGCCAAGCAGATTGCGTTTGGCTTGATATATGGTATTCAATCCAAGCTATTGTCAGTGAAGCTATCGGATCCAAAAGCAGGTTTGATAGTAACTCCAGAAGAAGCTCAACAGATGATGGATGATTATTTTGCAGAGCATCCAAGGATCAAGAAGTTCATGGGTTCTCAAGAGAGACTGCTTTATAAGCAGGGATATATCAAGTCTCTGTTTGGAACCAAGAGAAGACTTCCTGGAATATATTCAGAGAACAATGCCGATGTTGCTTATGCAATTCGACTAGCCGTTAACTTTCCTTGTCAAGGGGCTGCTTCTCATATGACTCTGTTTGGGGCTATATTGAACTATTGGGATATGAAGAGAGGATATTTCCCACCAATGGATGAGGTATGCACGGTGCATGATGCAGTATATTACAATACGAATCCCAAGTACATCAATTTGTATACTATATGGAAACTTTGGGACACTTTCCGTAACCCGAAGACCAAAGAATACTTTAATTTCCAGATTAACGACGTAGATATGTCAATGGATTTTGAGATAGGTAGAACTATGGGTGAAGAGCTTCCGTTTATCCCTGGCTATGATTACAGCAAGATGCTTCAGCCAGATTTTTCAGTAGAAGCCTATATGGAAGAATATCATAAGTTCAAAGATATACCCATCAAAGATTATCCAAAACATTTTCCAGAATTATTTGAACAGGGCAAACAATGGAGACAGTTAAAATAAATCAGATCAAGGATGATATCCTGGAGATCACTTATCATGATGAGAAGTTAGCCATAAATCTAACCAAAGAGTTGTCTATAGATGAGTCACAGATGAACTCCCAGCTGAGAGATTCACCCTCTAATTATGCTTTTCTCTGTACTCTCAGGGACAAGGCTATACGCAAAAGGGACAAGCTAGAGAAAGAGAGGGACACCATCTTCTCAGAGCTATGGCTTTACTATAAAGATTCTAATAACAAGTTGACTAATGATTATGCTAGTCACAAGGCTACTACTAACTCTAGATACCAATATGCAGATAAGGCTTATCAGAAAGCAGCTTATCAAGCAAATCAATTAATATCTGTATGCAGAGCCTTTGAAAGTAGGGAAAGAATCCTTCAGACTCTGTCTGCGAACTTAAGAAAGCAACAGTAGTACAGAATAGAAAGCCAATAACATATTCAATATAAAATGCAATTAAAATGGAACAAATCAATTTCAATTTGATCAGCATCGCTAAGGCTGAGGATCTGAATTCCACTCTCTGTGGAAAGCCCACTGAGAATCGTATTGTATTAGCTATCTCTACTCAGGAGAAGAAGACTAACTCAGGGCTTCTTATTCCGGGCAGTGTAAAAGATGATGTTCCCAAGAAAGGGGTTATAGTTGCTCTCGGGGACTTTGATGATGATCATAGGTTCTGGAGGAATACTCTGGCAATAGGTCAGGTGATCCAGTACGGTCAATATGGGGGGAAAGAGATCTTTCCTACTTTCAAGGAGAAGGTAGACACTGAAGGTTTGAAATTCTATGTACTCTCTGCTTCAGAGATTATATTCATTGAGTCGAACATCAATTAATCGTATACGATATGAAGACAGAAAAGAAAAGCTCCATCAAGACTACTCGAGAGAGGATGATGGAAAGAAAGAAGAAGCTCCAGGAAAGGGGCTCAGGCAACGGTATCTTATTCCCTAAAGAGGGGACAATGAGGGTAAGACTTGTATCTCAGGGACCAGACAAAGAGATAGGTGCTGAGATCATTCAATTTTACTCCTCTAAGACAGGGGGTATTCTTTCACCAGCTACATTCAATGAGCCATGCCCGTTCATGGAGAAGTTCCAAGAGCTAAAGGGTTCTAGTGATCCAGATGATCAGGAACTGGCAAAGACTCTCTCACCAAGAAGAAGGTACATCGTAGCTGGCACAGTCTACAAAGACGAGAAGGGCAAAGAGGTTGATCCAGAGAAGGTGGGCAAGCTAATCCTCATCCCAAGCTCGGTATACCAAGACATCATCGACCTCTTCCTGGATGAGGATGACTGGGGTGATATGACTGATCCAGATGATGGATACGATATCAAGATTACCCGAACTGGCAAGGGTAAGATGGACACCACTTATTCAGTGACAGCTTGTCCAAAGGGCAAGAACCCAGACCCTAAGTATACCAAGCCGGTAGACATAGAGGAGAAGCTTAGAGCTCAGATGCTTTCTTATGATGAGCTGGAGGAGAAACTCTCAGAGTTCCTGTATGGCTCAAATGAGGGAGAGAATGAAGAGGAAGAAGAGAAGCCGAAGGAGAAGAAGAAGCTCAAGAAGAAAAAGAAGTTCCACAGCGATATCTAGGGCTTCATTTCGTTAACGTTTTTATTCACGGGGAGGCCTACAACCTCCCCTTTTTCAACTAAAAAGTTATGGCACAAAATTCATTCAACATTCAACAGTATCTTGATGATCCAAGGCTCATGCCCGAGCTTCAGGGTTATATTGACAAATACCTCAACAGAGGTCCTGCCCCGGCTGGTAAAAGATATCTACGCAACCCAGAAGATTCCCTCATAGAGATGGGAATTTATACACCCGAGGGACTGATAGAGCAGTTTCTATTAATAATTTCTAAGAAGAGTAAACTTTCTTCCTCTTTGAGGGATTGTATTAATCGCTACGTTACACAAGCAATTGTAAATATGTATAAAAAACCAACTGCGGATGGGAACACCGAAGAAAGTGGGAGTTAAAGTACCCACAAGGAATGAGATACTCAAGAAGTACGGCAATATGATTGTCACTGCTTCTGAGTCAAAGGAATTCCCTCTCAAGCTGCCCTCTACATTCTACTTTCTGAATGATACTATCGGGGGAGGCATTCCTTGGGGGAAGATTCTCGAGATAGCTGGGGAAGAGTCCTCAGGAAAGAGCCTGATTGCTTACAACTTTGCTTATGCTTGTCAACAGCTTGGTGGTCATGTCATCTGGGTTGATGCCGAGCAGTCTTGGATGAATTCCTGGGCAGAGACCAATGGTCTTGATATAAACAAAGTGACAGTGGTGAATGACACTAGAATAGAGGTAGTATCAGATATTGTTGCTGATTTGGCTCTGTATTATCGTTCTCAATTGACCAACAATGAGCCGATTCTATTGGTAGTAGATTCCATTGCTGCTATGGACTGTGCAGACAACATTGATGCTAAGATGACCGATGGTAAAGCAGAGATGGGTGGTAGAGCTAAAGCTTTGTATAAGTATTTCCGAATAAGGAATGAGCTCTTTGCTTCACTGGGAATAACCCAGATCTATATCAATCAGCTGAGAACAGCTCTCAATGTGGGGTTCGGAAAAGATAATTCTACAACCACTGGAGGGGCAGCTCTCAAGTTCTGGGCTTCTATAAGGTTAGCTTTTTATGCAGGCAAAACTATAACTTTGAAAGTCAAAGGGAAAGAGAGAAGAGCTGGAAAGGTGGTTACTATTCGAGTTCTAAAGAACAAAGTTGCTCCACCCAAGCCTTCAATCAAGCAGTGTAGTGTATACTTCAACCCGAAGTATCATGAGGTCGGCTTTGACAGGTATTTCGGTCTAGAAGACACTTTCTTAGAAGAAGAGATTATAACCAAGAACGGGGGAGGAACTTATTCATTCAATGGTAAGACTCTATGCCGTGGAGAAGAGAAGTTTAGGCAACTTCTTGAGGAAGACTCCAAGCTGAGAAAGAAACTCATGAAAGCTGCAGGCATTAATACTATAGGTTCTACCAGGAAGCAGATGGCTGAGCTTAAAGAGAACTATTTCCCAGTAGATGGAGTATCTTACGAATCTTATAATGGAGATGAGGAATATGGCGAGGGCGATTAACAAGATGCTTATGATAGTCGATGGGTCAAACTTGGCCCATCGAGCTTATAATAAGTTTGAGGGTTTGAAGGATTCCCAGAAGAGACCGGTGAATTTGATCTATGGTTTTCTGAGGATCCTCCAGTCTTATATTGCAAGATTCAGACCCACTTATGTAGTGGTTACTTTCGACACAAAAGAGAGCAAGGAGTCTAACTTCAGAAAAGATCTCTTAGGGTCATATAAAGTTCATCGTAAGGACAATATTCGTATGGATTACGAGGACTTTAATGCACAGTCTAGAGTAGTTAAGAGGGCTCTCAAGTACCTTAACATTCCAGTGATATGGGATTCTAAAGGACTTGGACATGAGTCAGATGACTACATAGGATGGCTAGCTAAGTTCCATCGTGACTGTAAAGGAAAAGTTATCATTCTCTCTTCAGACAAAGATTTCTGTCAGCTTATAGACAGCGATATAAAGGTGTTCAACCCATTTAAGAATCAGTTAGTGAACAAAGCTAATTGTAGAGAGATTATGGGCTACAGTCCTGCAGAATGCGTTGACTACCTTTGTCTATTGGGGGATAAATCCGATGACATTCCAGGGTACAGAGGCATAGGGGAAGTAAAAGCCAGGAAGTTCCTGGATCAGTTTGGCTCTATTCAAGCTTTTTTGGATGATCCCGAAGCTGAGTTTCCTGGTATAGACAGAGATGGTTTAACCGATCTATATGCTCGTAATACTGAGCTCATTGATATAGATGTAGCTTTGGCTAAACACCCATTGAAGAGGGTCCCGATCATCTACCACAAAAAGGACACCTTGTCTATTAAGAAACTGGGGGAAGTCTATAAGAAGTATGGATTTACCTCTTTCACTAAACCAGAATTTATAACTCCATTCAAAACACTGAAGCAATGGAAAGAAGACTTAATTTTGCAGGCTGCTCAGGGATAGGGAAAACTACCTTAGCAAAAGCTTTGTCTGAACAGTGGAATGTACCGTTTGTGTCAGGCAGTTATTCTGATCTAATCCCCTCTACTAAAGGTATGTCACATAATTCCATGATAATGGAGGATGCTCAGACTATCTATGCTCAAGATACTAAGCTGATGGCTCTCAGGAGAAAGCTGTTTCGCAATACTCCCGAGTTTATATGCGACAGGTCTTTCTTAGATTCTGCTGCTTACATGATACAGAAGCTCTCCCACAGACTTCCCCAATGTGATATAGAAGATTTTATTGAGAAATGTCGAATTCTCACTGTTTCTCTATGTCCCAAGACAGTATTTCTCCCTTTCACTGAAGAATATTTCTACCATTGGGAGATCGAGCAAAATGGGAAGAGGATATCCAATAAGTTCTATCAGACAGAAGTATCTCTCCTGATGGGGTGGTTGTTAAGTCACTGGGGGTGTGAACTATATGATGTAATAACCATCGGTAATGATCAAGCTCCTGTATGGTCAATGGAAGCTTTTCTCCCTGGAGGAGAAAAAGAGTATACCCAGATATTAGTACTAGAGACCCAGGATCATGAGAAGCGTATGAGGTTAATCAATGAGTTCTTGCAATGGTAGCGAAAAGAGTCATAGCTTTAGCCTTCTCTGATCTGCATATCAATGACTGGGCTAAGTTCAACGAGAACAATCAGAGGACACTGAGTCATTTCAGTGCCCTCTATTTGATTAAGAAGGTATGCTTGAAGTATGGGTGTCCTGCCTTGTTCTGTGGGGATTTATTCCATAAGCCAGAGAACATGTCTCTGGGTCTTGCCAGAGATGTGGTGGAACATTTTGGACAACTAGATATTACTTCCTGGGATATGTGGTGTATCTCTGGAAACCATGATATATCTAAGATGGTCCAAGTGGGAAAACCTATACCCCCAAGCTGGGTAGAGGTTATGTCTAAACAGTATAATTTTATCAAAGACCTTGATTTCAAGTCTAAAGAGAATAAAGATATTGCAGTGTACGGGGTTCCCCATATAGATCACAATATAGGTCTGAATGACTACATACAGGGTCTGAAACTCAGTTCTACCAAGAAGAATATACTCTTGCTTCATACAGATTACCCAGGAGCAAAAGATACTGACGGGTCAGAAGTGGGTACTTCAGAGAACCTTAACACAAATCTTCTCAATAGATTTGATCTCACTCTCATAGGCCATATACATAAACCCCAGAGACTGGGCAAGAAAGTATATATGGTAGGTGCTCCAATGCAGCAGAGAAGGACTGACAAGAACTGTGATCTGGGTTACTGGCTCATATATGAGGATCTGACTTTGAAGTTCCACCCTTTTGACACTTTCCCTAAGTTCATCGATGTCACTTCAGAAGACCAGATTAAGCAAGACGGCAACTACTATACGGTCATATCCAATAAGGTTGCCCAGAGTGAAGCTAAGGTAGAGAACACTCTCAGAAGATCACTCTCAAAAAAGAGAATTGTCAGAAGGTATCTCAAAGACCAGGGTATTGCAGACCCAAAGAAGAAGAGCATATTATTAGACATAATAAAAGAAAGCGAAAATGATTGAGTTTACAAAACTGATTGTAGAGGGGTTCTGTAGCATAGGGGAGCTAGATCTTCCTCTTAATATCCCCGGTATAACCGTTATAAGAGCTGCTAACGGGTTTGGCAAGTCTACTATATTCTCTGCTCTAGTATGGGCTCTATATGGTAAGAACATCAAGGGCAACTCTGATGTAAACACCTGGGAGAAATATCGAACCAAAGCTTACCAGGGTACTAAGGTGGAGATTTACTTCAATGCTAATGGTCAGATACACCGAATAATAAGGTGCCTGAAGTACAAGGGTGAAGTTCTGGGTGCTAAGGGCAATTCACAAGTTCTCTATCAAATAGATGGCAATCTCATAGAAGACAAGAGAAAGAGGGGCATACAGGAGATCATAAATCAGAATATAGGTATGTCATACAACTTGTTCATGAATGCTGTTATGTTTGGTCAGGGCTTGAAGAGGCTAGTTCAAGAGACAGGTACTAACCAAAGAGAATTGTTTGAAGAAGTGTTCGAGTTAGGTTATCTCACCAAGGCCAAGAAGATTGCCCAGGACAGGTATGCTAAAGCTAATGAGCAGTATCATCAGATACAGAATACAGTGACCCTGAATCAAAGAAGTTTAGATCATCTGCTTGAGAGTCAAGAGCTGGTAATAGACAACCGAAAGAATTATGAGTCTAAGGTAGAATCTCAGATTGAGTCTCTTAAAGCTGAGAGGAAAGACTTAAAAGCTAAACTGAAGAAGTGGCTTGAAAACAAGCCAGATGGTGATGCTCAGGGTATGCAAGCTGAGATTAATTCTCTGCATAAGAAAACAAGGGATGCCCGAGAGAAATTAAATGCCGCTAGAAATGCCACAGGCATCTCTCTAGAGACTTTAATTAAAGAAATAATAAAGTTACTCAGAGCAAAGAAATATGATGCCTCTTTGAAGCAATTATTAACCCTCCAGGAAGCATTCCAGACTCAGGAAGAATGTAAAGGGATAATATCCTCACTCCAAGATAAGGTCTCAGACTTAAACGCCCAGATACTCAATATAGAGAGATGGGGTACTACTACAGCTAAAGTAGAGTCCCAGATTGATAACCTTACACAGAGGATTAAGGATAAGAAGCAAGAGAGGCCTGATTTTGAGTCTATTTACCAAGACAATCAGAAAAAGATTGATAATGTAAGGGAAGAGCTAAAAGAACAGAAGGAGAAGCTAGACCTATTCAAAGAAAACTCCGATCTGTATAAGTGGGCTTACACGGATCCGTTCGGCAATATGGGTATCAAATCCTATCTGTTTGAATCTTCTTTGCAAGATCTGAATGATATATTGGCTACTTACTCTGATGTCCTTGGATTCGCTATTCAGTTTGAAGTGGATCTCTCTTCAGCTAGAAAAGATTTTAAGACTCTCATAAGTATGGAGGGGCAAACTGTAGAATATGAAGACCTATCTGGGGGTCAGAAACAATTGGTGAACTTAGCTATGGCTTTCTCTATGAATACCCTGATAGGCCAAGCACAAGGGGTGAATATAGCTTTCTTAGATGAAGTATTTGAATCTCTCAGTTCGGACAACATAGAAGTGGTAGTTGGTCTTATTAGAAAGGTATACAAAGACAAGACACTGTTTCTTATCACCCATCAGGATAGCCTCCCTATTCCTAACTCAAGGGTTCTCAGGGTGAAGAGAATAAAGGGCATTTCAAGGTATGAGTTTTAGGTAATCACTATAACCTTAAAACACAAGACCATGTCTAATAGAGTAAATAGTAAACAAAAGGGAGGTAGATTTGAGAGATCTATCTGTAAATGGTTCACCCAATGGACGGGATATGAGTTTAATAGAGTGCCAGCATCGGGTGGACTTAGATGGAAGAATGCCGAGAACATAACTTCTGATGTAGCTTGTACTGACACAAGACATTCCAGGAGGTTTTGTTTCTCAGTAGAGTGTAAATCTTATAAAGATCTCAACTTTGAGCATATACTTTTGCAGAAGAAGACCTGCAAGATTCTGAGGTTCTGGAAGCAGGCTTCAGAAGATGCTAATAGGGCTAAGAAACTCCCTATTCTCATCATGAAGTATAATGGGATGCCCAAAGGGGAAGCTTTTGTTATGATTCATTGGAAAGTATTTGAAGTCTGTATACATGAATACACTAAGTCTTTTAAAAAGCCCCACATGATGATAGACTTTCCAAAAGGCGATTCTTTAGCCGTCATAATGTTATCAGATCTAAAGTCCATTCCCTATAAGGAATTTCACCTCAACGCTAAGACTCTACTGTGATGAAAAAGAAGACCCCTTACGTATACACTATATGTCGCATAGATACTAAAGATTGGAGAAATATCAACCATGAGCTAGTTGAACATGGGTACAAGGATATAAAATGCTTTGTACCCACTCTAACTATGGTGAAGAAGACTTACAGGGGTCAAAAAAAAGAGGTAGAAGAAGTCCCTATGCTCTTTAACTATGGCTTTATTAGAATGAGGTCAGAGGTAGCTTACAACCGTAATTTCCTCTTTCATTTGAAAAGAGAGATTCCCGGCATAGTTAGTTTTCTCAAGTCCCTCGATAGTATGCACGTTAAGAAAAAGAGAAGAAGAGTGGACAATGCAGAGGACTGGGATGATTTTTCAAAGGTAGCTACAGTCACTAAGAAAGAGTTTAGACATTACATGAGACTCAGCAGGGCTAATCAAGTCTTTAGCTTAGATGAGGTGATGGTGAATGTGGGTGACTTTGTGGTAATGAGAGGCTATCCTCTAGACGGTATGCCTGCAAAGGTCCTGGATTTCAACTACCCAAACAAGACGGCTATTGTAGAGATATATCCTGGAGAAGGCTCAGTATTATCTATGCAGATTCCTCTAGAGAATATTCTATACAGCCCTTATGAGCATTATCAGGAAGATCTGTTGGCTTCTAAGATAGAGTTCCAGGATCTTTCTAATACACCCGAACAACAGTAATTATATGCAGCCTTATCAAGATAAAGCCTGGTCATGTCTTACCAAAGAAGAACAAGACAGTTTATTCCTAAATATCTCTCAGGGTCTAAGTACCAGAAAAGTGGGGGATATTCTTAACATGTCACATTACAAATATCTGGAACTGAAAGCTAGAGCTGAGAAGTTCTTCAAGATGTTCTCAGATTACTTCTATAAACACCCCGATTTAGTAAGACCTGGGGCTCCAATAACAGAGGGGTTTAGAGATTACCTATATGGTCTAATATACAAAAGGCTTCCGAAAGAAGAGGCTGCTACTTATGCAGGTGAGTCTCTGTGGCATATTCAGAGCTACAACTTTGACAAGACCAAGAGAAATATGGAGAGGCTGAAAGAATCCAAGAATGAATGGGATCAAGATCTATATAAACTGATCATGGAGTTCGATAGGTGGAACTCTTTTCGTGTGTTGCCAAGGGCTCTTCAAGCACCCACTCCGTACAGAAGGAAATCTAATCGTAAGTACAAAGCCTATATGAAATATCTTCACAGAATACCCTATTTCAAGATACAATATCTGATTGACACTTTCTGGAAAAAGTCTGGTCCAGTAAACTTTATTGCCCTAGTTTCAGAGAAGTTCAAGTTTGGCTACCAGGTAGTTCCCATAAGCAAAGAGGAAAATGTCACTAAGTTGATGAGTAATTCAAAGATTTATGTGTTCAATACTAGAGTTAATGCCGAAGACTTTGGCCTTCAGGTATCTAACTTCTTCTATATAGGAAATGTACAAGCAGGCATAAAGTTCTGGAATCACTTTAACGATATTGTGAAAGAAGCCATAAACTATGATGCTATAAACAATCGAGATTTTGTAACTGGAGATCTAGACAATGCTTTCAAGCTCTGCAGAATTCCACAACACAAACTCATGAATGATGGCAAGAGGGCTAAGAAAAAAGCTCTAGAAGCAGCCTCTTCAACTATTGAAAAATAATTATTATATTTGCAATGTGCAATTAAAATAAATGCAATTTATATGGGAACAGGAAAGACAAAAAAACAACACCGAATCAAGGGAGATCCCGAGAAAATCTCCCTGATTGCCTCAATGGGGGGACTAAAGAACATGTCCTTCAAGGATCTTCAGAGAAGAGCTATCATCTTGGGAATGCCTTTCCCAGATGTAGTATCTTCAGACTACTTTAGGCTAGAGTCCTTTATAAGGAATTCTCCGAACAAACCAGATTATACCCTCATCGATAAATATGATGAATGGATGGATAGACAACTCGAAGAGAGGGGTTATGCCAAAGATGACCCGATGCGATCTTATCAGCTTCGCTTGGGATATGTTCGGGAAGAAGATGAAGAGACTAAGGTTAAAAGGCTCGGAAGAGTAAGGGGGTTACCCAAACCAAAGAAACCCAAAAGAGAGAAAGATGAGAGTGGACTCTGGAAGGGAACCAAAAAATCTTATACCTTTGAGCTTGCCAAAAGAGGCTTCTCACTAGAAAGGGTAGTCAAAAGAGTAACCAAGAAATTCCCGGAAGCTAATCTCAAATCCATCAAGCAATGGTACAGGATAGCAAGCGCAAAAGCAAAAGAAAAAGAAAACTAACCCTGGAAGAGAGATACCGGGAGATAATGTCTACAGTCCCAAAACTTAAGGGCAAGTATTTAGAGGATGAGATAACTGATGTTGAGGTTAAATCAAAGCTTCTTCAAAAAAGACTTAAGAACAAGGCTAACCAAGATTTACAACATTCAGTATGGGATCTTGATACCCAGATTTTCATTCATAAGTACTACCCTTGGAGTTATAAGGATTATATCCCGACTCTCATTCTCCAAGGTTGGTATTCAGAGAAGAAAGCCAAAAAGGTGTATAAAAAAATATTTGGGCCTCATGCTCTTGATCACATAAAGTTTATCTCAGGAAAAAGAGCTTTAGAGAGAAACTTTTCTGTGGGCATATCCCTATATATAAATAATCACTGGCAGTATATACCGAGCAAGACAGGGCTTCTGGCTCTTAGTAAGTTCGGCAATAAAGAAGTATTCACCTCATTCATCCAAGGTACCAATACTCATCAAAAAAGGAAGGAATTGGATGATAGTCTAACGTATTTTCAGAATGGCTCTAGCGGAGAAATTAATTATCAAGATCGCAAGATCAAGGAAGCTCGCTTATCGAAGAGAAAAGCGGCTGACAACAAAGCAAAGAATCGTTATTACATCTTCCCCCCTGGCTATGACCTATAAATGCTTTGCTTTGACTTTGAGATCTATACTCAAATGTTCAATGCGAAAAGCTTTGCGAATGGCAGAACACCATTATAATGACTATTTGCGCTGGACAGGTAGAAACTTTTATTTAGTAAGGACAGAAGATAATGGACCTTATCTAGAGAAAGAATTTATCTTCAGAGGGTTTGTTCCAAGAGACTCTTATAAAAAGAGACCTGGGTTCAACTATATAGAGAGTAATCAACCAATAAATGGTACTTTTTATGTATATCCCAAGAAACTTGTAGTTGGTTGCACTGTTAAGCATTGGTCACGTTATCCCAATGCCTATAACTTTCACAAAGAAGTGGGTATATCAGGGTATACCCGGGTAGACTGGAATTACTCTCTTTGATGCTTCAAACTATATGAATGCAAACGATAACACGTTTTATTAACCCTTAATATTTAAGATTATGGCTAAGAAAAAAGCTGCAAAGAAAGAGATCTCAAGGAAAGAGATCAACGGTAACATTATCATCACTTTTGATGATGGGTCAATTCAGATCATCCCTGCTCCAATTGACCTGACTGCTGAGGAGGCTGAATCTATCTTCGGTGAGGAAGAAACTGAGGAGGAGGAAGAGGAAGAGGAAACCGAAGAGGAGGACGACTCCGATGAGGACGATTCTGAGGATGAGGAATCCGAGGAAGAAGAGGAGGACGAGGACGACTCCGATGAGGAAGAGGAGGAAGAAACTGAGGAGGAGGAAGAGGAGGAAGAAACTCCAGAACTGACCGGAGAGGATCTCGCTAACATGGACTTCGAAGAGCTCGAGGATGTATGCGATGATCAGGATCTCGATACCGACCCAGACGACTTCGACGAGGAAGAGGTTGAGAAGCTTCGCAAGGCGATCGCCAAGGAATTGGGCATTGAGCTCCCTAAAAAGGAAAAGAAGTCCAAGAAGTCCAAGAAGTAATAAATTCTCCTTTCACTATGGAATAATGTCCCCGGCTTAAAACACCGGGGCTTCAAATTAACACAACTCAAATTTTCAAATGCTATGGCAAAGAAAGTAAACAAAGAGGCCGCAAAGGCCGCCCCAGCTGCTAAGGAAGCAGCAAAGAAAACAAAGATGACCCCAGAAGAGAAGGCCGCAAAGAGAAAGGCCCGTATGGAGGCTCTCAAGAATCGTCCTGCCGGCCAGAGGCCGAACTCTAAGCAGATCGATGTTATCGAGCTCGCCAACGGTTCCAAGGTTCTCAACTTTGCTGCTCCAGTTCGCAAGCACGGTTCCCTCATCACTTCCGTTGCTCTCAATGCCGACGGAGAGGTAGTATCTACCTCAGTAGTCATGGTAGAGGGAGTATCCCCGAAGTCCAAGAAGGGCCACGGCTATCTGGTGGACAAGACCCCGGGTGCTGGCAAGAAAGGCAAGGATGACTCCGAAGAGGAGGAAGAGGAAGAGGAAACCGAAGAGGAGGAAGAGGACTAGTTCTTTTTGCCAACGGTTCTTTAGGTCATGATTTTGCCCGCTCCCTTTTCTGGGACCGGGCTTTTTTTGTACTTGTTAAAAGCAGATATGGACGGCGAAAGAGAAATAATTTATCTTGCTATAAGCAATTTAATATTGAATTGTGCAGATTCTCTAGAACGGTCTAAAAAACTACCGCCAGAGCATCAATCTAGAGAAGAAATAGAAATACTTGAGAATATACTTCAAAGGGCTCTAGCCATAGAGGATAAAATGAGGCAAGATGTTGAGAATATAGATAGGCCGAACTGGGGCGATCTATAGAGCTCTCGATAACCCCAGCAACTCCCTTATTATATTTGCATTGCAAATTAAAAATTAATAAACATTATGCAACTCAAAGCTAACGAAGAATTGAAGAACCAGATATTGAAAATCTGGAAAAACGTGGACAGCAACATTACTATATTTGATTCCCTCAAAGCCACTTGTTCATGGGCTCTTCAGAACATGGAGAAATTCCCCGTCAGAAAGGGTGCTTGGTACACCGCAGCTCTTAGCTGGGAAGCCGCTCAGCAAGATCCCGATTGTCCAGTATCTAAGAGAGAGGGGGTATTTCCCTGCTTCCCTATGGCTTGGCTTCTCATGATGAGCACCGCTTATGATACCCGGACCAAGCTAGAGACCCCAACAGATTTAGAGTCTGAAGCTCTAAAGGCCGTATTCAAAGACTTGGGCTGGTATGAAGATTACTGGGAGCCTTTCTTTCAAGATAATCTTGATCTCAAAGAAGAGGTTAAGAATCAGAAAACAACAACATTTCCGATTATTATAAAACCCTCTAAATACTGTAACTGATGGGATATCTCAACTCCATAACTCAAAGCATATCCCGCTTCAGGGATATGCTTGACTATTATCAGGGGATAAAAGAGAAGCTTGAAGATCCCAAACTTTCTTCTGGAAAGAAAGCTACTTTATCCAGAGAACTAGTGTTTATAAAAGCTAAAATAGAGTCTAGTTTCGGAGATATTCAGAAAAAGGCTATACCCAAGGATTTGTGGTCAGTGGGTTTGAGGGGCAGTGATAATACTTATCATAAGATATTTTTGACACTCGAATCTGAAGACCAGATACGAGAATACATTAATTTCTTGAATTCCTATGGTCCAGTTAGATATACTCTAGATAGCTATATTAAATTATCAAGTTACACAGTCACACAATACAAGTAGAGTAATATGGCTAAGAAAGAAAAACAACCACAGGTGAAGGTTAGACAGAATCGAGACATCACCAAGACAGAATTAAGGGAGCCAGATCCGATGGATCTCGACAAGAGTCCTCAGATAGTTAGGAAGGATGCTCTTCTTAAATTGGTTCAATACCTTAAGAAGAATCACTTGAACCCTGAGATAGACTACTCTAAGGATCCTGAACATGGGCCCAAGTTAAAGAAGTATTATGACCTTATCCGGGTAGCTGAACAGAAGATCATATCTCAACCCAAGAAATTGATCAAGCCTGAAGTACATCGGAAGGTCAAGACCGTAAATAAGCAGCCAGGGATTTATGACTACCCCCAGATAGATGGAAAACCCATGTCAGAACAGATGAAGAAGAAATATCGTAGGAAGATGAGGAGACTTCTTCAAGCAAACATGGGAATAGAGAAAGCTAAAGGGGTGGCTTTAGACTGGGCTATGAGATGGGATAACTCAGATGATCCCACTCTCTATAAGGTTAAGAAGACTGGTCCAAAGGTCAGGGACTTTAGGGTTTTAGATGAAGAACTAGATTAACTAATTAATAATGCGGGTGGATATAACTTTCTCGCTTAGAATTCGCTATATTATAATCGTATAATTGTTATAAATCCTGGGGCGCTGGGAAGTTCCCTCTGATTTCTTATCATAGATTTCTTATCATTGATTATTTGTTGATTTATTCACTCGCAGAAAGGGTCCGTCGGGAGATGGGCCCTTTTCTTGAGCTATATAGAAGCTCTCTTCTGGGCGACTATTATATTATGCAAATTAATATTATATTTGCATTGCAATAAAAAATAAATGCAATATGGTTACACGAAACACAACAACAGTCGGGAATCTGACCACAGTAGATGTTCGGGATTCCTCTAATGTCATCCTTCTACAATACTTAGAGGGAGAGACTAACATTCTAGAAGTAGGCTTCAATAAAGGGGGTGTATATCGCTACTTCAATGTACCTAGAAAAGACTTCGAAGCTATTGCCTCAGCTGATTCTGTGGGCAAAGAGTTAAGGTCAAGAGTAATATCAACAAACAAATACATCTATGAAAGGGTTCTATAAGATTTACACGGTGCAATTTTACAATGCCGTTACCGATATTTCTACAGTTCAGGTATTCACTCAAGAGTCCAGGGCTATGGATTACTTTAAGGGACTACGCAAGGATCTCCTGAATACCCGAATCTATGCTTCTCAAACCCAGTTTGGTAATTGTTTCGAAGGCTATCTACCAGATAACCAAGGTCGAGATTATCTAGAGTTAAATACATGGGATCTCAATAAACTTCCTCACTAGAATATGGAAATACCCGACATCAAGGACCCAATACCTAATCTCCCTGGTCCAGAGATAGAAGATAACAAACTCACTGCTTGGGATAAGCTGGTAGTTGGGCTAGTGTTTATTGCCATACCTCTTGCTCTTGCTACAGTAACATATATAGCTGGTCAAAGGGAAGCTAAAATAAGAATACCTAAGCCAACTAAGGTGTATGACTATCAGATAAAACAACCCGATCTGGGAAGGTTTGCCAACAAGTCTCTACCCGAGGGGGTGAACCCAAAGAATTTCAACCCCTCTAGCACTATCACTCTTCACTTCAACGGGACAACCGTTACTACCACAGTTGAAGAGGTACTCGGTCAATTATCACTTGATTACGCAGATTTATACGATTACTATGGCGGAGCAGAAGAACTCTATTAGCCTGGAGCTGGCTATAAATGCTCATAAGTTTACTTGTCCCTACTATAGTCCCAATTCAGCGGGTTTAGAGCCACCTCCACACTGTGGGGCTTACAATATCTATCAGCAGAGAGACTGCAGCGGGAACTGCTGGTATATGAAACATTTCAAAGAATTACTCAATGATCTAATAAATGAAAGCAAATGAGAACACTAGCAATCTTGGGAATCTGTCTAGCTTTAACAGTTCCTCAGAAAACAATCATAAGAGACAGACAGGGAAGAACGGTGGGAAGCTACACTACCCAAACTCACAGGAACGGGTCCATTACGGTGAAGTACAGGGATACTCAGGGACGATCGGTTGGATCATCCACGACTAAAGTTCAGGGTAATAAGATCGTTACTTATCACAAAGACAACAAAGGAAGAACTGTCGCTAAGACTTATCAGAAAGCCTCCAAGAGAGCTCAAAAGTGAGCCACCTTATTATTTATAAAATTATATTTATATTTGCATTGAAATAATTGCAAAGGGAATGCAATTATACCAACGTTAATTTTAATTATAACTGTCATGAAACAGGTAAACAACAAGAAACTTCAGGAAGTTATCCTGAACAAGACCCTGGAATCAATCCAGGCAAAGCCAAAGGCCGAGGCCAAAAAGTCCGACCCGAAGACCAAGGGTCTGCCTAAGATCAAACGACCAAAGGAGTCACCCGTCAAGAAAGTCAACAAGAAACTGATCGAGGAAGTCTCTACCGTAAGGGAGGTCAAATACCTTTACCCAGAAGACTGCATTACTTCTATGGACAGGAAGAAATTCCGTTGCACAGTAAGGGCAACTCTTCACAAGCTCGAACTCAAAATGGGACGGGTCGATTCTTCATCCAAGGAATTCAAAGCTCTTCAGAAGGAGTACAACGACTACAGAAAGAAGTATCTCAAGGGTGCCGCAGGGTTAGTCTAGGTCTGACTATATCATGCTTTTAATGCTAATGCTATGGTACCTCTTATTCCCAAAAGAGCTATTGAGAGATCACTCAAAGAGCTTATCGAATTACATAAAAGGGTTCTGACCCAATATCTCATCCAAGAAGATGTCAAGTTCAGAACCCGAAAAAAATTCTTCCAGCTCTATGATATGCTCATCAATAAGGACAATATCAAAGATTACTTCTTTGCTCCTAGTAGACTCTTCATCAGGGCAATTGTCCAGAACAGCCTCGACTCTATCAAGCATCTAGTCCCCAAGGATCCAGAGCCTGATCTAGAAGAACAAGAAGAAGCTATAGTTGAGAACCGAAAACCCAAAAGAAAATGTTCACGGATCAAGTAAAAACACTGCCATTAGAGTTTACGGGAATTCGTTTTCTCAATACAGAGCATTACTATGACTGGCTCACTCCCAAGAGGGAGATCGATCCCAACTTCTTAATAGAAGATGTGCTGCTTCCTCTAGACAAAGACCAGCCCTCGGGTCAGAATTATGATCCTCATGTTCCAGATTTCTGGGTCAGGGGTACTTTCAACTGGGGGACTGAGGGACAACTATTTCCCTATCTGGTTCTAGACCCAAGAGGACTACATTATCTATATGTAACAGGAATACCCAAGGGCTTGACTAAAGAAGCTTCTCAAGCATTCCGGGGACAAGATTTATCTTTCATCTATTACTGGGAAGACACTAAATATGGTTATCTAACACAAATCATTAAATCCATCTAATATGACAACTAAGGAATACGTAAAAAAGTACAATCTGGATAATCCAGAGCTTGCAAATCATTTCAACACAAATCTCTTCCTTGAAGATCTCAAGGCTGAATTCATGGACAGAGTAAGGATCACAGTAGAGACCCGAAAAAATGCCGGCCTAGAGTTCGATTTTAGAATTTTCCAAATAATTATAGGGGAAATTCAAAATAAGTTCTCTGCGATATCCAATAAGAAGGCCTGCGGCCCTTTAAGGAAAGAGCTTTGGGGGGCATTCTACGCAAAGGTGATAATTCCTTTCAGGAAAGAATACTTTCCAAAAGAACATGAGGAGATCGAAAATCGGAGAAACAGGGCCCTGGCAAAAAAGGCTGAGCAGGGCAAAATCTCCGAAATGCAGGGTTAGGGTATGCAAAAGGATAATCACTTAGATGCGAGACCAAAGGAAGTAGGGCCACCAGGCCCTATTCCCCAGGTCCTTGACAAAATTTTTACCCTGCTCAATGGTCAAACCTTCAGGATAAGCATCTTTCAGGGCAACAATAGAGCTGATATTAGATTAGATTTAGGATTAGTACATACCGACACGATATGTACCCTTGAGAAACTGCTCCAAAGCCCAGATTTTCCAGGAGATTCTTTCAAAGTATTTAAGTTGAACAGGGATTGGGATTACATAGAGATCAGCCTGAAATGGTAGGTCATTAAAGATATTACTAGAGATTCCCCTCTGCACAGGGGAATCTTGGTGTGTATATACTATGTCAGATAAAAACTTTTGGAATAATGAAAAAAACTAAAGAATTCAGATTGCCAAGACCTTTGGGAATGACCCAGGCAATGGCAGCTTACAGAAAGGATCCCACACCTGAGTTTCTGGATAGAATACACTCTCTGTTCATCCAGTATTGGATAACTAATAGTGGAATGTTATGTGGCAGAATTATGTCAGCAGTAGAGTTAGCAGACTTTCTTAAGACAGATCCCGAGAGGATAAGAATGCAGATGAGGGACTCTCTGCTAAGCACTAAGCTGTGGGATAGAGATAAGCAAGAAGAGCTGATAAACTCAATGATAGGCCAACAAATAACCTGGGCACTAGAAGATCGAATGGCCATTGAGGGACAGGCTAAGATACTACAGAGATCTCAGGGACAGAAATATGTTCCATTTGTCACGGCAGAAGTCAACAAAGTCCTGGGCCTAAAGATGCAGAGCACTGCAAATCTCCAGGGAATCCTTCGATCTCTCCAGGGAGGAGGGTCTATCAACATATTCAACCAAAACACCAACACCCAAGAGAATGTGGGCATAACCTTAGACAAAGCTATTGAGGTTATAATTGAAGAAAACAAGAAACTCGATAAGCCAGTCACTAATGCTAAATTCATAGAGGAGCATTATGATACATCAGAATTCCCTGTAGTAGTAGCTACCCAACAGCAGGGGGTAGACACATCTAAAGAGATGGTCTCTATATCCCAGGAAGATATGGATCAGATCTCTGGGGATTATAAGGGCATTCTTGGCTCGTTTGAAGATGAGCATCATGAGATAAGAAGAGAAATAGAGTTGAATATAGACAGAAATGCCGAAGACCCTGAGATCGAGATATATCCCGCTTAAGGGTAGGAGTGGAGATCTTCTGGGCTCTCAATAGAGCTCTCGATAACTAGAGCAACCCCTTTATTATATTTGCATTGCAAATTAAAAATTAATAAACATTATGCAAAACAACAATCTAGTCTGGTTTATCAGCTTCAACAGCTGCAACATGGATACTTTCACCCTTGTCACGGGGAATTCGCTTAAAAGAAGACCTGATTCTTATCAGATCGATTTCTACTTAGCTAAACTCACTCCAGAACAGCTCAAAGAATTTGATCCAGAGTGCCTCTCAGTCTATGAACTTCTCCAGGGTTCTAGACCTTATGCTATCGAAGATTTTATCAAGGAAGCTTTCGGTAATCTTCTCAAAGAATTAATCGGGGCTTTCGGGGAAGATGAACGGGAGGACTTTCTTCCAGCTTCTATTGAAGAATTCTTCTCAGTGCTGCAGACTTTTAGCAAGTCAGATAACCCTAACATCAGGGAGGGGCTTGCTCAATGCAATCTTGATCTCTGGGCTAGTATTTACAATACTTATATGCAAAAAGCTCCGGGATACATCGACACTGATATCCTCACTTGGGAACAGGGGATGAATCAGACACCAAGATTCCCAGCTTTCTTACTTTATTAATCCAAGGGGGTCTTTAAGATCCCCTTAAAACTTTTAACAACATGGCAACACCAAAACAAATTCTCAATGCACTGCTTGATCCAAAGCTTTCAGGCACCGTATTCATCAATATTTCTTTTACGGGAAATCCTTTCTATACTCCTCTTAAGGGCTTCTATAAGAACTCTATCGAAGGTGCTATCTACTTCTATGGAGATGATAAACTGGGATTCAGCTTCAATGCTCACTACAATCGCATCTTCATCAAAGATTTCTTGGGACGATACCGGAGGTGCATACTCAGAACCGATGATGAATTCATTCTGCAGCTTCTCCCGAAACAGAAGGAAGAACTGTTCGCTCTCTATTTAGAAGCTGACGAGATTCTTCCTGGAGACCTATGTGGTATTGGTCCTGCTCAAGTTATCGAGAAACCTCGTAACAATCAGCTCAGGTTATATGCTAATGAGGAGCTTATGCCCTATACCATAGAGATGGCTCCTGGGGATGCAAAAAGGTTTTGCTATACCCTGATTAGAGCTTCAGATGGGAGCTCTCGATAACCCTAGCAACTCCCCTATTATATTTGCATTGCAAATTAAAAAATTAATAAACATTATGATCACATTCAAATCAAAACTCAACTACCAAGACAGGCTCTGGACATATATGAACCTGGCACAGGGAATCGGAATCCTTCCAAAGGAAGTTCTCCAGGATGTATCTTCAAACTTGGGACTCTGGGACGATGAGAATCCAGAAATTGCTCTTAAGGATCTAGACCAAAGGCTTTCAGAATTGGGTGCTACAATTGCTGCTCAGGCTTTCTCAGAAGGCAAGACAGTAAAAGTCTATCTTGCGGGTCTCAGGGTTCAGATCAGGGTCATAACTAAATTTGCTCTAAACATCATCGAAGATGAAAACACGGGTACAAATACTGAGAGGTAAAGCCTCACAAAAAAGACTGGAACACCTTATCCGGGAACGATTCTTGGATAAGGATAGAGACATCAAAACTCTCAAACCGGGCTATCAGAAAGGTTATCACTATGACCCAGAGAGTGATGCCTGGACTGCTTGGGACAACACTAACATCATGCTCATAATCCAAGATTTCAACACTGAGGCTCTTGCAAAGGAATGGCTAGAAATGGTATAAGAATATGACTACCGAAGAAAGAAAATGCGTTTCTCAGGTATTTCAATTAGCAGCACAGCAATTAGTACTTTATGAGAGGGAACGTTTATCCACGAGATATTGTGCAGCATTCTACTACCTGAAAAAGAATGGGAATAAATACTGTAAAAGGTATCAATATGATTGTTTCCAATGTAAAACAGATCGAGTTCTAAAAGAGAGGGTGACAATGCTAGAAAATGAGCTAGATGAGCTCCTCAAGCAGCTATGATAGCAGCTCTCAATAACTAGAGCAACTTCCTTATTATATTTGCATTGCAAATTAAAAATTAATAAATTTTATGCAAAACACAGTCACTAAATTCATCAGCTTCAATGCAAACAACGGGGAGACATATCTCCTTTGCACAAGTACTACAATCCAGGGGTTCCCAAACTCAGAACAACTTGAACTCTACAAGGCTAGACTCAACAAGGAACAGCTCGAAAGGCTCGAAATAATGGGAACCGAATGTCTATCAGTCTATGAGATACACGGTACATCCTGGGCAGCTGACATCTTTCTTCATGAAGCTTTCGGTAACCTTCTCAAAGATCTGGTTACCTTTGTCGGAGACGATGAATGCTTTGACTACATCCCAAGTGCTATCGAGGAATTCTTTTCAGTGCTCCGGGCTTTCAAGGAATCTGACAATCCCGATATTCAGAAAGCTTTACCCGAATGCGATCTCAATCTCTGGGCTAATCTCTACAACACATATATGCAATCCTTTGACCCGGATGACGAGACAAGTCCAAACTACATCGGAACAGGGTTTCTCACCTGGGAACAGGGAATGACCACTATACCAGATATGCCTGCTATCTTCATCCAAGATTAATTCAAGTACTAATACTAAATATTACACATCATGAAAACAACAAAGAAACAGGTCAAGGCTAAGACCCAGAAAACACAAAAGGCCGAACTCATCAACACTGAGACACTGGAAAACTCTATCCAGGAAGTAACTGCAAAAGCAGCCGACACCCCAACAAAGGAGACCAAGGCCAAGAAAGAGACCAAGGTAAAATCCGTCAGGGTATCAGTCTACACCGATCAGGTAATGGCTGGCCTCACCTCACTGCAGAAAAAAGCCAAACGCAGGGAGCTCAGGCATACCCTTGCCAGCTATGTCTCCAAATATGACAAAGCTCTCAAGAACAAGGATGACAAGGCTATCCAAGAACTCAAGAAAGACTGGACCTCCTATGCCAAGGAAACCTATCGGGACATCAATAAGCTCTTCGAATCCAATACCAAGGAAGAAAACCAAGAAGCATACAACCGCTTTCTCAAGGCCATGACAAAGTAAATCGGGGACTCATCAGGGGGAGGCAACCCCTCCCCCAAACTTAAAATCGCTAGCTATGTACAATCTTCCAACTAATCTAGACAGAGAAATATATCTCACTAAGAAACTACAGGAGATATGCCAACTCCAGGGAGCTAAGATAAAGAGCTTTCTTTATGATATCAAAGACACTACCTGGTATATCACTGATATTCCCGACAACCCTACAGTAGACTTCATTAGGGATCACTTCAAAACTATTCTGGAGAAGACCTTTTATGCAGGCCATACTCATAAGAAATTCCAATGGGACAGTTTCGAGATGATTCGAAAAATTACCTTTATTTACGGTAGTTACAAGGGACACCAGGAGGTTCTTGTCTTTCAATATGACGAAAGTGATCATATACTATTCATAAATTGGACACACTCAAAAGACTAAGAATATGTATTTCACTACAAAAGTGCAACGCTGGATCTCCCATTTCAAGAAATGGGGTCTCAACTTCAGATATCACTCTAAGAGACAGGGTCACCAAATGGTCTTCATTCTCAAGTTCACTCAGTCTAATCCAGATCATGCAGATCTACTTGAACACCAGGTGAAGTACAATACTTTCCTCTATATCTGTCACGGGAATATAGATACCTTTACTAAGTATATCAAAATAACCCGCCAAAACGGCCTCAAAGAGAATCTAGAACTCGGGGAATACAAATTCATAATTAACTTTCCCGAAAAGCTCTGCGAGAAGCTCTAACGGGGCCCCATTGCATTGCAATATATTATTATTATATTTGCATAAATAAAATTAAATGCAATATGCAACACACAAACAAAAACACAATCAAACTCATTGCCCATAACTACACGGGCGAAACCCATTGGTTCAATACCAAATACTCTCAATCAGAGGAACTCACCCCGGAACTCTTCCATCTCTACAAGGAACGGGTCAACACCCCAGACAAATTCTTGCCTGCTGACTGCGAAATCGAGGAATTCCACCTTTACACCATTCATCTCGAATTCTCCTTCACACTGGAAAACTTCCTCAACGAAGTCTTCTCCAATCTCATGCACGATCTGCTCACTGCCTCAGGGGACGATACCTGCTTCGACGATATCCCATGCGGAATCTATGAATTCTCATCAATACTGCAGGTGCTGATCCAATCCCAAATCCAGTATATCCCTCAAATAAATCTGGATCTCTACGGGAAACTCTACGATGCCTATATGGAAACATTCGGTCACCCAGGCAGAGGGACTTATCGCTACATCGACACGGACCTTCCAACATGGGAATCACTGCTCAAAGCTGAATTCGATTTCCCTGCTATCATTATCTAAGTCAAACTCGGAGCCCTCTAACAAAGGGCTCCACAAAACTCAATAAATCATGAAAACACTCAGAAAACAACTCAAAGACTGGGGAATCGAATTACAAGCACAACACCCAGAATGCACAATCATCACCTTTGACTCAGAGAACCCGGGCTATTTCGACGGACTACTCCAATTCCAAGACCCCTACAACCCGGATATACCTGAACTCAATATCCTGGACGATGACCATATCCAGATTCTGGACATCCACCTGGATATCCCAACATATCCAAATCCACCATACTCAAGCTGCTGGTCATTTGCATTCTACATCCCGAATCCAACAAATGATCCAGACTTGATACCAGACTACCTCTATAGTCTAAGAGATCTCCTGGACGATGACTCAGTTGCAATAGATCACAGAGTCTTGCTAGACTCAGGATATATCATAATCCAAGTCGAATGCTAATATATACCAGGGGGCTAGTCCCAATCCCTCTAGCCCCCTCCCAAAAAACACCAAAAATAAAACATTATGATACACACAAACAACAACATCACCTTTATGCAGCTTAACTGCTGCAACAGGGACTTCGACCCCAAAGCCAACTGTCATGCCGAGGTAACATTACCAAACGAAGAACAACTCAAAACATTCTTCTCCAAAGTAAACCCGGACGATATCCAAGATATCAAAAATACTCTCATTGAGGGAGACCTAAGGGTCTACACAATCAAATGTATAGACTTCGATAAATGGCTGGCTACAACCTTTACCTTAATCATTGATGCAATCATCACTCAACATGATAACGATGACTACAGGATAGACTTCATTCCATCCCAAATCGAAGACTTCTTCACTATTCTCCAGACTCTGGAGTATTCTCCAGATGATCCTATCTGGGCAACAGTATACAATACCGTAATGCAAAAATACGGGGACGATCTAGAGACAAACGAGATTAAAACCTGGCACATGGGACTCAATTACGAATTCTCTCCCTTTCACACACCGATGGTAAAACTCTAAAAACACAAATAATGAAACATTATCTCACACTATCAATAAAGGACAGGCTAGGGATTCTCCAACAAGCAACCCAAAGATTCTTCTACAACAAGAATCTACTGCTCCTAGAGGATCAAATAAAGACCTGGCTAAGAATGCTCCATCTAGACTCTTATTATTCTCTAGACTCCGTCTATTTCAACAATTCCATTCAAGCTACTGTCTATCTCAAATACATCGATGGAATAGTCTATCAAGCTTTCTCATTCCAATACTCTAGCTAAAGAAGCACACCAGTAACCTATGACTAAAACTAGGGGTTACAATATATTCAGAAGACTTCTAACCCTAAAACTAAGAGAGATACTTCCATAAAGGTATCTCTCTTCTGGCGTATACACATATCCCAAAAACCCCCCTCACCCCAAAAAACAAAACAATTATATAAAAGCCACTAACACAAGGCTACGTATACATTATATACATATACATATACATAAAGGGGCTATACGTTATACTCCTCTATATGAAATACAATACATTAACACTATACTCTTTTCTTTCTTTCCTTACCTTCTCACTTTCAAAGTATGTAGTTGGTCAGTTTCTCTTTTGTTCATTCTGTGGGTAATTTTTTATTAGTAATTTTCTTGTCAGATTGGGAGGAAGTATTAGTCAAATGGGGTAGACGTCAGGCGGCACCGGCCATCCGCGAACGGGGAGATCCGGAAGTGCTCTGTTACGAGATAGCGAAAGCCGTGGAGAGCTAAAATTGAAAAATTTGTAATTTTTGTAGAAGAGCCAAAACGCTAGCTAAGTTACTATGGAAATGAACACGAAGTCAAAAAAGGCCTTTAGGAGCTTCCCCCTATATATAATGCTGTTGGTTAAAAAGCTACGTGTTAATTTAAGGTATTTACGTATGGTAAAAGTAAGAGAGTCTCAAAAGTGAGTTTAGCGCGACTCTGGGACTCCACAGGGCTCCAGGAGATTGAGCCTTTTGGCCTTTGTTCATCTAGCTCAACAAATGAGCGCCAGGGCTCAACTACATAGGGTAGGTCTAGAATAAAGTTTAGTAAGAATTGTATAGGCCACTAAAGCCTTTGGGCCCTACCAATATACCCTAAGGTAAACTTACCATAGAGGTAATATTGCCCAACTTTCCTAGAAATTCCCAACTTACCGAGGATATAATTACACTACGTACCCCTAAAATCTTCCTCTTTGAGGCTTATTTTATAGGGTTAAAAATAGCTCCGGTAGAGCTGTTGGCGGCCCTTTTGCATTGCAATATATTATTATTATATTTGCATAAATAAAATTAAATGCAATATGCAACATACTAACAACAACTCAAAACACACAAACGTTATGCAACAAGTTACATTCATGCAGATCAACTGCAACAATCAGGATTTCGATCCAATGGTTACTCAGTTCAACTCTATCAGACTGGCGAATGATGCCAATCTGGATGCTCTCAAAACCCAAATCGGAACTGAAACAGTTCAAAGGTTACTGGAAGACTACTCCCTCGAAAACTTCAGGGTCTACTCCATCAATACCAAGGATGGTTACACAGGAACACTGGAACTCTTCATCACAGAAGCCTTCGCAAATCTCATCAGGGGGATTCTCACTGCATTCACAGATAACGAATGCTTCGACTATATCCCTAACGGAATCGATGCTTTCTTCTCTATGCTTAAGGCACTAACAAACTCCAACAATGCTACCATTCAGAAAGCTCTACAGGAACTTCCACTCAAAACCTGGACGGAACTCTACGACAACCTGATCCCAAAGTATGCCCAAATCGATACAACGATAACTAACTGGGAAACGGGGCTCAACAGCAACTTCAACGAATATGCACCTTGCATCATTCTCTAAGTCAAACCAAGGGCCCTCTAAAAACAATACATATCATGAAAACAAATGCAACATTCTCGGAACAGCTCATCACAATCGGCAAATACCTGGAACAGAACAAAACTTGCGAAGGTCACATCTACACGGGAGATACAGAAGACCCTGGTTACTTCGATCTTCTCCTTCAATATGGGGATCCAGATCTACTGAACAGGACCGATATCCAGATCCTGGATATCCATCTGGAAACTACTCAGGATAACGACGATTCCCTCTGGGGCTTTGCCTTCAAGATCAACACTGAAACCAGTGGGGACTTTTACCGAACGGTCAAAGGAATACGGGAACTACTGGACGATGACAACCTATTCATAGACTGTTACACCCTACGGGAGGTCCATCTGGCCATATTCCAACTGGAATGCTAACAGGCTAATTCGCTAACTAGCTATCTAGGCCCTACTACACATAGGGCCTTTTCTTTACGCGCTTATAGCAACATTCTCTACGTACCTCTAAGAGGCCCTTTGTAGAGGTTAAAAATAGGTTTAGCATAAATGGCTATCTATAGCGCTATCTTATATGGCCTAAAGGCCTATCTGACACTATTTGGCTAATTCGCTATCTGATTCCCACAGGTAAGATTCCCATAGCGCTTTCAGAAGCCATCTAACTCATTACTAGAGTAATATTACCATACGTACCGGGTAACATGGCCATAGCATAAGTATACATTACTGCGCTACAATGGCCATATTTCATTACGTCATGCACATACCGTCCAACTTTAGGACTGGTAACATGGCCACAGACGTAGAATACATACACGGCTGGGACCACCAACTCAACGCACCCCGGCCAACTTTTGTCCCTCCCAAAAATTATAGTCATTCCAAATTCGGAACTTTTCCAAATTAAACTTTTTATTAAAATATTATAAAATATTTAGTAAAATTTTATTAAACAAAAAACAAATGGTGTTTATAAAATATTTTATACTCTTAAAACGATTTTTATATTAAATGGTTTTAGATTTTGCGTATCAAATTTGAAAGTCGGCTAAAAAAATAATGCTTTAGAAATATCTGTAAGGGCTATTAACTTCAAATTTTGATAAAATTAATCAGAAAATTTGCAAGAAATAAAAAGTCGCCATATCTTTGTCGTCGTAAGGTTGAGGGGGTTGAAAAGTTCTTTGACAAGTTTGAAAAATATGTTATTATAAGGGTATAATATACCATACGTGAAATTAGGCGTATTGTCTAAAAGTAACCCTATATATCGGCTACATTGTCATTATATAAGTAGGTTTTTTAATTAGGTAATTTTAACCTACTTATAAAAGACTTAAAAAAGTTGTAAGAAATTACCTGTCATTTTGCTAAAAATTAATAATATGACAAATGATAAAAAAGTAGCCACACCTACAAAAGTGGATATGACGGCAAAATTTAATTTGTTAGCGTCAAATGGAATAATTTCCGCAAGTCGAAAAGAATCTATTTACTGTTTGGAAATCTTTTCGGGAAAAACTGAAAAGGAAAGAAAAGCCATGCGAAAAAAATTGCGCAATAATCGCGACAATTTCGTTTCTGAAATGCTTTCAACAAAAAACGAAGAAAAGCGTAAAAGTTTGTGCCAAACTTGGAAAGAGTATGCAACGGGAATTTACAAGGATATTTTCACGGTGTACGAAAGCAATACGAGTACGGACAAATTGGCAGATTTAGCCACATTTACCCAAATTCTCCGCAAAGAGTTGACGACAACAAAGTAAGGTAAAAAAGGGGTTGCAAAGGGTTGCGCAACCCCTTTATAAACTTTTTTCCCATGGTAATTCCAAAATTTGAAAATTATCAAGAATTTGAAAATTTTCTTGATACGTTAATTTCAGTATCTTTTTTCAAAGGGTTGGTATATTCTGACGATTTTTTCGAGACTCCCGAATTAAAAAAGGAACTTGAAGAAAATAGGGTTAGAGATATAACTATACAAAAATGCTTGAATAAATTAATTAAAAAGCATTACAAAGAGATTCTGAATGTTTCAACTCAAAAGTTTCAAATGTTTCAAATCCAAAACCGAAAGAAAAATGAAAATAAAAAAATTTGATGTTGAACTAATTTCAGATGTAATTACTTCTCTGAAAAATGTTTCAGATTCTGAAATCGGAAAAATTGCTTTATACTTTTGGTATTTTTCAGTTGACAACAAAGAAAATGCTTTAAGTCAATATATTGCAAGACTTGCCCGATATGCTTTCTTTATGGGTATGAAAATGAAATCCAATTTTGAAACTTTATACCCAAATGAAACAGAAGAAACTATGAAACATTTTTTGAAAAATGAAAACTTTGAAACATTTTTTGAAACGTGGGAAAGCGAAATAACTTTTTCCCCTTTTGAGGAGTTATTCTCTGATGAAATGATAGATGGCAACGCCTAAAAGTTTCAAAATGTTTCATAAAGAAGTCCCCCTATTTTTATAGGGGATTTTTCATTTATGGGGAACCGTCCCCCCCTCTAACTGCCTGGTGTTTAGGCACTTATAGTAATGGGCTACCTGACCTCCGACGAGCTATACGGACCCGCTGAACACCGACTAACACACAAAGAAGCTTTATACCACATCCTCTAGAGACTTAGACCCGAAGTTAGAATATTACCACATCTCTCCGCTACCCAATGGTAATGGGCCCTATAAACCCTGTTCCTTATTCAACAAGAAAGGGAAGCCCAGAGGACCTCCCAGAATAGAATAAATATTTTTACTAGTAAACCCTTAGCAATATATCTAAAGAATCACTTGGACCCCCTAAGAATGCCCCATACCCTGAGAAATTCTATCCAGTCCCGATGACTTTTATTCATTGCCCAACTGGATATCCAGGATCCCTCTGAATCTTCTTTACTCTTCATGAGACTTGAAATCAGATATGGACTCCAAAAAGAGCTCCCTGATCTGTATATCAGAAAGGTTCATGTGAGAAAGATTAGGACCATACTGCTGGACCCAAGCAGCTCCCCTTTGTGCAGCTAATCTAGCTCCTGCCATGAAGGCTAATCTGCACATTACTCTTACAGAGTTAGTCTTAAGTGAACTAGCATAAGCGTATGCTTCTCTCTCAAAGGGTCTCGATTTAGCCTCTTCCATAGCTCTAACCAATTAAGACATCGTAAGGTCTAGCCTTAGAGATACTCTCTTCAGAGATCACTTGCTCATCAGAATAAGCAGATGATATAGAGACACCAGAACAGAGGTTCTCTGCTCTTGGATCCAGGTCCAGAGCAAAGACTTCTTCTCCCGTGACTACATGGAAAGACATATAGTCTCCGTCTCCCTTGCCAAAAGCTGGGTAGAATGCTACTACAGGCCTAAAGGAATTGCCGAACACCGAGTCTGTGTTCACCCTCTCTACTATGAGAGAATTCTCTGGATTGAGAAAGTAGTTGACCAGGTTGTCAGGCATCTTGTTAAAGGATTCTTCATTGAAGATGATGCGGAAGTTGTACGGAGCCTGACCCTGAACAGTGTCATCGGTCTCAGAAGACATAACCAGAGGGATGTTCGGAGCTTGAATATTCCCGAACCTGTACAGATCTACTACTCCCTTGCGATGAACCATGATAGAAGAGACACATACCAGGCCCATTCGATTGTTCTGCATTGCAGTGACAAAAGCTGCTGATGGGTAGTCGTACATGAGATAAGTCTTGCCCTGATAGGTGACCTCTTTCTGATTTAGTTCAAATACCATCATATCTGGAGACTTAGACTTCAAGTGGTAGTTGCAGAAGTGGATGCCTCCCCCGTAGGGATAAGAGATCTTTGGATTCTTGCATCTGAATAAGTAGGATATATCTACTTCATCAGTATCTTCCCCATCATTGCGAATGGCTTGCACATTTACATTGCCGCTTCGGTCTAAGAAATTGAGAAACACAGTGCCATAGGGATTGGACTGGTTCTGGAAATTGAATACTCTAGACATACTTGAAATTAGAATAGGTGACGTTTATGATATTGAATATAGGTAGCTTAGAAGAGCCAGGAACAAACATTTTACCTTGCTTGATGTAGAACAACCTGATAGCTGCTTTCATAGTGTCTTCATGACCTGTGAACCCGGGATCAACTATTATCCTCTTGTCACTAGAAGTGATGTACCACTGATTACCCTTGTACGGGATCAGACATACGTAGTCCCGATTCATCATAGCCCACTTTATTGAGTCCACTAGATGTCGGTATATGTCCAAGATCTCATATCTCCTGTAGTTTCGGTTGAACTTCTTGAGCTTACATATTTGAAAAGAAGAGAGGAACACCCCTTTGCACGAGTCTATGAATCCCATTATCTGCGTTTTTTGAAGATGAGGCTAGAGATAAATTTGAAAGCAAACCAGATCACCAGAAGCGGTGATATGATCCACATAGTGAGAAGCACTGGGTAGTGAACCTTATTGTTGACATATTGATCAGGCAGAATAGTGTCAAGCCATTTAACAGTGACAGTGCCTATACCATAGAGCACTACAAGGATGATCCAAAAAGCTAGTTTCATGATTACATGTGTTTGAAGCCATACTTATTGATTATCTTCTCGAGCTTCTGGTTGATCCCGATAGCATAGGGCTTCTCCAGAGCAGGGAAATTGTCCCGAATGATAGTGAGATTGCTCTTATAAGAGTGCATAGCCCTCTGGTATTCCCACTCTGCTTCATCCCAAGGCTGAGCGGTGCACTCAGATCTCTGGAGATTCTGATAGTTATGATCTATCTTCATCCCGTTGTTGAGGTATACAACCCCCTTTTCTACCTTCTCCACCAGAGCTTTGTCATAGTGAAAGGACCCTGTTATGAGCACTGGATCCCCTACTTTCAATCTGTTTTGATTCATTTGCATTGAAAATTTTGATTATTTGCATTGAAATAGCTCCTCGCAAGACCAGTTTTGTACCTCATATACTCAATTCTTTTGAAACAATGCAAAACTGGAAGATTTTGGGTGTCTGTGGAGCTCAAGGAGCTCTTCTGTACCCGTTGAGAAGATGGCTGATCGGTAACATCGAGCCTCGAGGGGTGTTTCATACCCCAAACGAAGAGCAGTGGAGACTGAATTTCGGGGAAGTACCGTTTGTAAAAAGTCTTGATGCTCTGAAAATTGATAGCCCAGACATGATTGTGGGGTCTCCCTCCTGTGGTCACAGCTCTGTTTTCTCTTACTCGAGAAAAAAGACCCTTGGGAAACCCCGTGAAGACGTATGTTTGAACCTTTTCCTGTCATGTGTCAAAAAATTTACACCCAGAATCTTTGTCATGGAGAATCTTCCGAAGCTCTTAGACCTAATTCCACTGCCCGAGTGGGAAGCAAATTTGCCTGGGTACAAGTTTATAGTCCATTCCCATTCAGTTTCGGCATTTGGTAATTCCCAAACTTCGAGAAAGAGGCTTCTATTAGTGGGAATACGAGCTGATTCCACTGAATTTGAAAAATATTTCTCTAGAATTTTCTCTGGGAGGCGTGAAAGATTCCTTACCTGTGACATCTCTGGGATGATTAGACCCGAGCTAAACTACCGAGAAACGGGGGATAGAAAGCTGTCAATGTACAAGTATTGGGACCCAAATAGAACTACTTTGACTGTAGATGAAGTACATGAGCTATGGAATGGGAAGTTCAAGCAAGAGTTTAAGTGGCCAATGAGAACCCAGAAGATGAAAACCCTCCCCGGAGTATACAGAAACAGGAACTGGGCTCCCCCTCTCACTCTTAGACCTTCAAATAGGCAGTTCAACCCAGAGGGGTGGCCTATGGGTCTTGAGGAGTTCAGAGTCATAATGGGATTCCCTAAGAGGTTCAAGGTCTGGTTTGATGAGTCTAATCCCACCTATTGGCTGAACAAGGGGAGAAATGCTCTCTCAAAGGGAGCTGTATATGAGATCGGGCTTTGGTTGAGAAGCTGCTTGAGATCAGCCTTAGACAAGAGAAAGAAAGAAAAAAGAAAGAGAAAAAGGTTTTCCCAAACCCTTTCTAAAAAGAGAAAGAAATAAATAAAGAAAGAGAAAAATAACAACACAGTCTTATAGTTATAACACATAGCTAATGCTATACTAGTTTACTAGTATAGCCCTATCTACGAAGTAGATAGGTTGTTATTTATACGCATACGCGTATATACTGAGTCGTCAGACTCAGTATAGATAGATGATAGACGATATGAAAGTGAATGTGAATTTTATTTTGTTGTCTCTGCTCATATTGAGTTGGATGATAACTCTGTCTCTCAAAGTTAAGATGAACAAGATGAGAGATGATGACACTATGCCGAGAGTTGACACAATATACAAAACAAAAGTTTTTCAACCCGAAAAAGAGTACAAGACTATACAAGTACCAAAGCTGGTTGTATTCTATCCCAAGGACTCAGTCCCGGTGCATAAGGTTGAAGCTGATCTTAAGCGAATAGATGTTAACTTTGGCTTCAATCAGTTGAAGAGTTACTCTACTCAGTTCTTAGCTAAGTACCCTGAGTCTAATAAGTTAGTCCAGATACTCTTGGATCATAATATTCTCACCTTGACTGAGTTAGACTCTTATGGAGACATATCTACAAGAGAGTATAAGGTAAATCCAAACCTTTACCGGTACAGTTACTTCGGGGGAACTATGACCAAGAACCCCCAAAAATTTCTGAAAAAATTTCGATTATCTTCAGAAATCATGATACGACCCCTGTCTAATCTATATGATGTCAATCTCGGATTAGGACGCGAGACCAGCTTTTTGTATTATGAAATCGGTTTGAATTCCCATTGGTACCCTGGTTGGGAAACCCCTTTCGGATTAGATCCGTACATCAGGGTACGATACATATTTTAGGTTATGGAACAGAGAACATTAACAAGAGAACAGGTACAGATTCTAGCTAGAGTCAGTAGAGATCCTTTCTACTACTCTCAGTTTGTGAATGTAGTCAATCCTGTGCTCGGTAAGGTTCGATTTGACCTATACCCCTATCAGAAATCAGTTCTGTATGAGTTCAACCGATCCAGATTCAATATCATTCTGAAATGTCGTCAGATGGGAATCACAGAGCTCATGTCAATGCACAGTCTCTGGCTTGCTTCCTACCATGACAACAAGAAGATAAACATCATCTCCATCAAAGATACAGTTGCTAAGAAGGTCCTTCGAAGAATCAAGTTTATGTACAAGAATCTTCCGTGGTTCCTTCAGACCCCAATCATAAACGGAAGGGCAGGGGAATTCGGATCCGCTACTGAGATGCAGTTCTGTAATGGATCAGTCATAGAGTCAATACCAACATCCGAAAATGCTGGCCGATCTGAATCCCTTTCTCTTCTGATCATTGATGAAGCTGCTGCTGTTAGGTGGGCTAATCAGATTTGGGCTGCTGCTGCTCCTACACTGGCTACTGGAGGTAGTTGTATCATCAATAGCACACCTTTAGGTATCGGTGGGTTTTATCACAAGACTTGGGTTGATGCTCTTCAACATGCCAATAATTTCACACCAATCAGACTTCTCTGGGACATGCACCCAGACAGAGATTTGAAATGGTATGAGGAAATGGCTAAGGCCCTCGGCCCTAAAAGAACTGCCCAAGAGATTGATGGAGACTTCCTATCATCTGGAAACACCGTATTTAGTCCTGCTGATATCAAAGCTATTGAAGACTGCCTCACTGATTATCCGACTCTACAGACCCGTTTCGGGGGAGCTTACAGGGAATTCAAAGATCCAGATATAAACGAGCTTTATTTTATCGGGGCAGACTGTGCTACCGGTAGAGGTGCTGACTTCTCTTCTTTTACCTGTATGGATCGATGGGGAGAAGAACATGCGGTCTTTAAGGGTAAGATTCCTCTTGACAAGTATGCTAAGCTTCTCGGAGATATTGGTGAGAAATACAACTATGCTTGCTTAGCCCCAGAGACTAATGATATTGGAATGGCCGTAACTCTGGCTTTACAGGATGAAGCTTATCCGAACCTGTATTACTCCACTAAGCTCATCAAAGAGAAGCACATGAGTAAGCCAAGGGAAGAGAAGATCCCGGGATGGCTCACTACAAACAAAAATAGGTCCCTCATAATTGAGGGTCTAGAGAAAGATATCCGTAATGAAGAAGTGATAATCAAAGATCCTTTCTTTGTTCAGGAAGCTTATACTTTCATCTATGACACTCAAGGAAGACCAATTGCTCTGGGCAAACACTCAAGAGCTGCTTCTGAAGACATTGATATAGATGATGGTATTGCTTATGCTGATGATGATATCTTCGGCAAGGCTATCACAAATCATATCAGGAAGAGTCCTATCAATACCGTTATTCCGTTGCCACAATAAAATTGACATATATGAGCATACTCAATCCCTTGACCTGGTTCCGAAGATCTTCACCAGAGCTCAAGGAGAAGAAGCCCGAGCCAGATATATCAGCTATATCTCCCGGAAGAGTATCAGTACCAAACGACAGCAGCCCTGCCAACACCATAAGAGTGTTGGGGGAGACTGCTGCAATGGTGAACCCCTCTTTCAGGACTGAGCTGATTCCTCTGATTAGGGATCTGTACAAGATCAACCCAGATATGAGCATTGCTGTTCAGGACATGTTCAAGTTAGCCAACACTGAGCATATCATCAATTTCCCGAACAATACTGCTCAAGAATCTGAGAAGATGAGAAAGCACCTCAAAGAGGCGTCAAAAAAATGGTCCCGATATACTGCTGGTATAAACGGACTAGTAAACAAAATGATCTGCCAAACGCTCATTGGGGGTGCTATTTCAGTTGAAGCCGTTCCAGATGAAAATTTGGACGGCTTGTCTACTTTGCTTTTTCTGAATCCAGAAGATATTCTCTTTAAGAGAGAAGATAACGGGGTCTATCAACCCTACCAGATCAATCGATTCAGGGTCAACAACAAGAAGCCATCTCTCATTAAGCTGAACACCGAGACTTATCAGTACATCGGAATGTACAACGATGTGGATGAGCCTTATGGTATTCCACCTTTCCTTGGGGCTCTTGACTCTTTGAAGACCCAACATGACATGAGAATTAACTTCAAGCAGATCATGGAGCTCATGGGTATGGTAGGGTTTTTAGAAGCTAAGATGCAGAAGCCTGCTAGAAGAGGCTCCGAGTCTGAGGCTGCTTATGCTGCTCGCTTGAGCAAGATCCTTCGAGATCTAAAGAAGAACCTTAAAGATGGTATGAAAGACGGTATCGTAACAGGTTTTATTGATGATCATGAGTTTGAGATGAATTCTACCTCTGCTTCAATGCAAAATCTGGATATCCCTTGGAAAATGAATGAGCAAGCTGTTGCTAACGGTTTGGGTGTCACTTCTACTATCATCGGGGTTCAGACTCAGAATACTGAGGGCGGTGCTGGTATCATGCTTTCTAAGATGATATCTCAGCTCAAGAATATTCAGATGATGGTCACTCATGCTCTTGAGTTCATTTATACTCTGGAACTCAGATTAGCTGGGCTGCCCAACAAGGGCATCGAAGTTACTTTTGGTACTTCTACAGTATCAGATGAGATCAAGGTTCAGCAAGCCCAAGAGTATAAGATCAAAAATGTCATCTCAAAATACAACCAGGGTCTCATCAGTCAAGATCAGGCTGCTTGGGAACTTGGGTATGCAAAAGCTGACCAGAAAGAACCGCGCATACCTCTCGAAGATGCCGAGGGGGTTAGTACTCCAAATCGAAAGAGGGAAGCCGATAAGGACACCTCCGACCGCAAGACTAGGGATAAAAATAACCCTACTCCAAAACGTAAAGATCAAGATTCAAGACCAAGATAATGCCACCACTTGTAGCTACTCTTACTCTGGGTGCTGATCATAGCATGATGATCAACCATAAACCAAGAAACTTGGATCCCCAGAGACTTTCAGACAGTTATTTCAATGCCATAGGGGCTAACCCTCAAACAATTGAGCAGTTCGGTCTTTTTAGTAGCATTGACTACAACACTTTCTACCCAGACGTAGAAGCTGCACAGTTTAACCCTGCTGATGATGAGTTCATAGAGCCAGTATTTAGGTTGATCTCTAACTGTATTGTATCTAAGAACTACAATCCGACAGAGTTTCCAGCTGATGTGCTCAAGGCTTCTATGCCTCTTCTGGTTGGTCAGACTATCAACTGTGATCATTCTACTGACATTGCTAATGCTATCGGCTCAATTAAAGCCGTCACTTGGCAAGAGGCCTATTCCGATAAAGGGTTGAAGATCCCTGCTGGAATCAATGGAGTCTTTCGCATTGATGGTAAAGCTAATCCAAGAATAGCCAGGGGAATCAACATGGATCCTCCTTCTATTCACTCTAATTCGGTCACCGTTCAGTTTGAATGGAAGCCTTCTCATGAGTTTGAGCATGAATGGGAGTTCTGGGACAAGCTGGGAACTTATGCTAAAGATGGCACTATGGTTCGCAGAATTGTTACCAAGATCATTTCCTATAAAGAGACATCCTTGGTTTCTCACGGTGCAGACCCTTATGCTCAGATAATCAGAGATGGTAAGATCATCAACCCGGGCTATGCTGATTCAGTATATAACTCGTTCTCTGAACAGGTCAAAGAGAGAGTATCTAACTCTACCAGAGACTCTTATTTCTTTGACTTCAAGAATATTCTTCGTGACTTCGAGAATATTCTTCGCAGTGATACTGTCTCTAACGCAGAGGCAGACCCACTAAAGGGAAATTCTCAGAAAATCAATATTAACCCTAACAATCAATCCAACACAATGCCACAGGAATTACAAGCATTTTTGGAGAGCCTCTTTGGTGAGGGTATGCTCTCTTTGGGAGAAGGTCAGACCGCTTCCAGTGAGCTAGTCCTTTCTGAAGTGAAGAGGCTTCTCACAGAAAACAAGTCACTCTCAGAGAAAGTGACTGCGTCAGAGGCTTCTGTAACGGAGCTTCAGGAAAAGGTAGCCAATTTGGAGAAAGATGCTAAAGCTAATGCTTCTTTCATCCAGATGGGTCAGGATCATTTTAAGGAGGTAAAAGAGGCTACCCTGGCTTCATACAAGAAGCTTATGGGGGAGAAAGAGGATTCAAACATCCTTACCCTCATCGAGAACGTTGATTCTCTCTCTACGCTCCTTTCTCTCAAGGCCAACTATGATGCCCAGCTTGAGGAGAAGTTCCCTCTTCACTGTGCTGATTGCGGCTCTAAGAATGTTAACCGTGGGTCTTCTGTAGACTCCAATAAGGAGCATAACGAGAAGGTAAACGACACTCAGTCTATCCTCAAGAAGATCGCTAAGTCAAAACAGTAAAATCTCAAAACACTTTATTATGAAGTATACAAACCCTCAGCATCTGAGAAAGGTCGGTATCAAGACTCCTCAGACCGTGATTTACAAGAGTGAGTCACAGAAGCTGCATCAAGCTTTTCCGGTAAAGAAAGAAGGTAATGTTGCCAAGCTCATTGTTCCGGGTATGCCTGTTAAACTCAACGAAGACGGCACAATTGAGGCCTATGTTGGAGAGGGCGTCTACCTTGGCATGGCTGTCACAGGCAGTGAATTCCCTTGCTATCCAGAGGGAGCACTCGGCCCAGAGGTAACTGTAATGGTTGAAGCTTTTGCTCTCACCTACGGTATTGCCAATGCCGAGATCACAAAATGCGGGGCTATAAAGCCTGTAGCTCTCGTAAAGTCTGAAGAAAACGAGTTCTACACTCCTTATGCTGTAGACGAGGCCAGCACTGACCCTAAGTTCATCTGCATCACTCCAAGTGCTGCTAAGGGTGATCTCATCCAGGTTCTCATTCGCTAACAACCAAAAAACATTTCAAAACTATGGCAGAAAAAACACTCACTGCTCAGGAACTGCTCCAGGAGCTTCCTTCCAATATTCAGCAGCTTGATGGTTATCGTGCCGGCGGTGCTCAGATGAGGCCGACCGACATCTCATTCTCTGAGTTTATTCAGGAGAAGTACAACATGTCTATGGATGACTACTGCGACAAGCTGGGAGTCAACCTTAAGTCCACCACAATGCAGAACATCTTCACGATGCCTGATCAGTCCATTCGTTGGATTGTTCCGGAGATTATCCGTTCTGCTATCGATCTCGGCATCAGGGAGGCACCATTCTACCCGAATCTCATTGCTAGTGAGCAGGGAATCAATGGGTTGTCCGCTATCATGCCTATCATCAACCCGGCAGAGGCTGCTCCTTCAAGGATCAATGAGGCTGAGACCATTCCAGTTGGCTCCGTTAGCTTCGGTCAGAAGTCTGTGAACCTCTTCAAGATTGGACGCGGATTCAAGCTCACTGATGAGGTGAAGAACTACGTTTCTCTTGATGTTCTCGGTATCTTCCTCCGTGACTTCGGTGTTCAGCTTGGCTATGCTCTTGACAGCCTTGCTCTGGACGTTCTCACTAACGGTAACGCCAAGGATGGCTCTGAGTCTTCTCCAGTTATCGGAGTGAATGACACTACTGCTGGCATCCAGTACAAAGATCTCCTTCGTCTCTGGATCCGTGGTGCTCGTCTCGGAAGAAGCTTCCAGGATATCATCGCTGGAGAAGACAAGGCAGTTGAGCTCCTGGATCTCCCTGAGTTCAAGCTTCGTCAGCAGGGTACCACTCAGGCTACTCTCAATCTCAAGACCCCAGTTCCGAACCAGGCAAACTGCTTCATCCATACGGGTGTAGATGAGAATCAGATCTTGCTGGTAGACCCTCGCTTTGCTATGATCAAGCTCAATGCTCAGAGCCTCATGCTCGAGTCAGAGAGGATCGTATCTAACCAGACAGAGGCCACCTATGCAACTCTGACCACCGGATTCTCCAAGATGTATCAGGATGCCGCTATCCTTCTGGACGGCAGCAAGAACCTCACTGAGAACCCATTCCCAGAGTACTTGGAGAAGGATTCTTACATCCAGTATAATATGGAGGGCTAAGCCTTTCTTGCTCATTTCTAAATATTTGGGGGCTCCATAATTCTTTGGGGCTCCCTTAACTTAACTCAACATCAAATATGGCAACATCTAATAAGTTTGTGAAACTCGGCCCAAAAGCAAGTTTCTTCAGAGACCCAGTCCAGGGTATTTCAGTTCGTCCAGGTGAGACGGTAGAACTCAATCTTCGTCAGCTCAATTCCGGCAGAGTTGCTGGTGCATTGAGAGGAGGTCATCTGGTTTATGCTACCGTAGAAGAGCCAAAGGCTCTATCCCCAGAAGAGCTTAGAGACTCTCTTCTTGATGAGCTCTCTAAGGGCGTTGAGGATAAGAAAATTCTCAAGCTCTACAAGAAGGCTGACCTGACTGCCATTGCTGCTCTCTACGACATTGAAGTAGAGGAGTCAGACAAGGCTCTGGATATCCTTGAAGCTATCAAGGCCGAAGTAAACAATAACTAAACACCATGAATGCAGAATTCACCTTCTCCTGTAAGGAGCTGACTGTAACTTTCTTGAACTACTCCCGGGATGTAGAAGACTTCACTCTTCTCTGGGACTTCGGGGATGGTTCTACCTCTACCGAAAGGGAGCCCGTACATACTTATGAGCAGTCCAGAAGATACACTGTAAGTCTCAGGTACTTTGCAGATGGTCAGATGGTGGGTAGCTGCATTCAAGACATCTTGGTATCAGATAAGGTTCACACAACCCTGTCTGATACCATTTACCATTTGATAGATGCCTATCTTCCCTCTGATATATTCGGGGAGCTCGATTTCTCCCAAAAGAGAAAATTTATTCAGAAATGGCAGCTGTATTTACAGCCTCTAGTGAATCATGACGTTCCCGTAGAAGAATATTCTAATGAGCTTTATTATGAAGCTCTAGAGAACCAATTAATCATGGAATTGGCTGCATACGACTACATGGTTCTGAAAGTAAATCAGATGGTGCAGGCTCTATCTAATTATGTGTATTCCAGCAATAAGAGCAGTAGTTCTGAATATACCCCAGACTCTTCAGAAGAGAATGGTGGTGATAGGGCTGGAAATGTTAAACATATAACCACTGGACCAACCGAAGTGGAGTACTTCGATTCAGCTACAGCTAGCTCAGATTATTCTGCCAATATCATTAAAGCTATGAAACCAGATGGTCTCATAGACCTTTTGAAAGCTAATATCTGTATGCTGGCTGAGAGGTTAGAGATATATCTCCCTATATGCAGCAGACCAAGTAAACGGGTAGTAGTGCCAAGGGTAGAGAATCGAAGACACAATACTTTCTTGGGAGGCCCAGATCCTCTTGAAGTGATTAAGTAATGGGTTCTTTTGTATCTTCCAAAGCTTGGAGACGATATGAGAACATTGTCAACAAGTTTATCAATAACGATGCTGGCAAACAGCCTTTTGTATGGCTAGAGAAAGTTCCTCTCATGTCAGAGTGGGGAGAAGACTCAGATGAAACCTATGTTAAACATGATCTAGAGGGTCTTTTCCACTACAACTACATCAAGACTTGGCCAAGCAATAACCAGCAGAACTATATCTCTGGAGAGCTTGATGCTACAGACTGTGTACTTTATATCTCGGCTGATCTACTAAGATCCCGGGGTTTTCTTGACGAATATGGCTACTGGAGGTTTAACTGGGCTGAAGACAGATTCATCCTTAATGGACATGTGTACCAGCCTTCAGGAGATACCCAGGTAGCTCAAAGTAATGACAAAGCACTTCTCTTCTTCATCATTCTACAGAGAATGAGTCCAGAAGAGTCTAAGGCTATATTAGACCAGTATAAAGCTGGAAAGTGTAATTGTAACCGTTGTTAACTATGCCTCTCTTTCCCAATATAAACACTCTTCTCTTCAAAGTTCCCGAGGGGGATGAGAAGATCCAGATAAGTGCTACAGAATATACAACCCTTAAGGCACTTCTATCAGCTGTGATAAAGGGTTCTACTAATAAAACCATTACACCAAAAGATTTCAGTTCTATAGATCTTACATATGAGCCACAGCCAGATGATACCCTGGAAGAGATTATAGCCTATCTTTTAGGTAGAGTTGGTGGGTCTAGTAGTTTTGTTGGTTGTTATGATGGTATGGCGATCTTCTTAGATCGCGATATAAGCACCCAAGTGTGGGGCATGTGGATAAGCGGCGACGGATCTCTAAAAGCCAAGTATGCTGACTATTCGGGTGATGAGGTTGAGAGACTATGGACCCCACAAGGTTTGTATCAATACCTCGAGAATAAGGGGAACTACATAACACTCACTCATCCAGACAACTTATATACAAATGAGTCAAACTCCATAATTCTCAAGCCTGGAGATGTAGTGTTCAGTACTTCTTCTGCTCCTATCATTCAGTTGAAAAAGGCCTACTGGGAGTCCTTGAAAGGTGGTCAGTATACAGCTTCTATCATGGCTGTTAATACTAACATCACTTCTAAATCTATATCCTGTGAGAGCGGTAAGATATACTTCAGTGAATCTTTTGACATAGCTCCTGCTACTGAAGCTCAGGTAGTAGCTGTACAGATGTACAAGACAGGAGGTATACCTGTCTTCGTATTCAATAAGTGTGGATATTCAGAACGATCCATATAGGCTATGCCTCGTTATACTACTAACGTATACATGCCAGCCCCAACGGTTCAAATCAAGCTTGAGGGAGACTGGGAAAAAGTCACTGCTGGCATAGATGGTTTACCCAAAGCTATCAGGCAAGGATATGATTCTGCAGTAGATAGCTTCAGTAAAAAGCTTATAGCTCTTATACGAGATGCCATATACTCAGGTGGACCAGAGGGCATTTATTGGGCCCCATTATCCCCCGAGACTATCAAGACTTATGCCAAAAAGGGTTTGACCGATACTTCACCCTGGTTAAGAACAGGTATACTGTCGAGATCTCTGGGGGTATACAACTACGGAGATAGGGTTTATATTGGTCTTCCAAGCAATGCCCCATACCCTGATTCTCTGAGGGGTGAAGACTCAGGCTTAACCTTTATCCAGTTAGTCAGATTACTTGAGACAGGGTCTATTAAAAGAAATATTCCGGGTAGACCTTTGTTCAAGCCATCATTCGAAACTGCTGGAGGGCGAAGAAAACTAAAAGCCAATATCATACAAGAGATTCGAAGGAAACTGATCCCTTTAGGCTTTAAACCAAATCAAGTGAAATGGTAAACTCACAAGAGATCATAGAGAGATCAATCTATAAAGCTATACTAACCACAGCTATAGATCTAAGCTATACACTGGATCCTAACTCTTATCTTCCTAAAACCGAAGAGAATGTGAGGAGGATGCAGGAAGATAAGAAAAACCTTTCTAAATTCATCTTTATATATGGTACTGGGAATGCCTCTTCTAAAGATCAGAAGATAACCCCTCGCATAGTTATCAATGCTAAGGGCTTCTACCCTGGTAGTATAGGCCTTCCCAAGTACCTTCAAAATAAAGAAGAGGTTCATGGTTCTGTCCGTTTTAATATTGATATGGAACCTTATGAGACCATAGATCAATATGTTGACATTCATCTGGTAGCTCAAAATCAAGAAGACTTGAGATTGCTACATCAAATACTCTTTTGGTCTATCCCCCAGAGGGGTTATATCAAGCCCTATACTTCAAAGAAATTACTAACTAGTGGTAATATCTTTATAGAGCTGGGGAACTTCTTTGACTACAGTAATATAAACCTGGGCATATTAGAAAAGGTATACCAGTTTAAGATTTATGATACTTTGGTTGGAGAAGTGGAAGATATACAAAATGACCTTGTGCCAATCAACAGCATCGATGTCTTCTTAACAGAATATAAAGAATATTTATTAAACATTAACTCTAAGTAACATGCCTACTACACCGCAAGTTAACTTTAACTTCATCAATCAAAATGTGCAGGTAAGTGTACCTCTCAATGGAGTGTCACACGTTATTGCCCGTACTACTCAGGGTCCAGCTAATGACCCTAGTGAGCTAATTACTTCTTTTGCTCAGTTCCAGAGAGTTTTTGGTTCAGAGATTGTGCCCGACGGTTCTGTCTCGAATATCCAGAAGGCCCTGGAGTTGGGTTCAAAACTGCGTATCTCTAGAGTAGTTGGTACAGGAGCTGCCTACGGCTATGCTTCTTCCGAAGACACTACAAAAGAGTTCTCTGTTCCGTTCACTTCGAACGTTTCCGGTGAGATCGTTAACCTGAACTTCAAGATCAGGAGCAAACAGCAGGGTGCTAAGTTTGACGACAAGTACTCTAAGCTTTACCTGAAGTTCTCTATCGAGAGCGATGGTCCTAAGTCTAGAATCATCCTGACTCAGGCTAAAGCTGAAGCTATGGGGGTTAACGATATCGTTGATCAGAGGGTGATGATGGCTTGGCAGCCTAAAGGTTCATTTGATGCCAAGGTTTTTCTGAATTTCTTGAACAATGTTCCAAACCTTGATTTTGAGGTGGTTGGAACATTCGGAGGTCAGAATCTTGACATCTACGGGATTGTTGCTTGGCTCACTAACCATTCTGACTATGTTCCTTCTGAGGCTCTTGCTGGAGAGACTGTTTACAGTATCACTTGTGGTACTGACAGTTCTACCCCTCTGGCAGCAGATTGGGTTACTGCTTATGATGCTCTGACTGATTACAATGATGGGTATAACCTCATATGTTCTCATGTTCATCAGCACCTTCCAACAAACTACACCGAAGTGTACACGGCTATTGCTAAGAAAGTAAAGGCTGTTCAGGAGATCAAGCTTTGCGTAGAGGTACCTAAGTACAAATCTACCGACACTCTAGATACTTATTTGGCAGCTGTGAAAGAGTTGGTGAACAAAGTTGGTCAGGACAAGTTCATCTGCTACTTCGGCGGTGGTATCAAGTACTACGACGATATGGGCATTCTCAGGGATTGCGATGTCATGGGTACCGTTATGGGTTTACACGATGCTTCTGCTTCTTCTTACGGTCCCTGGATTTCTCCTGCCGGACAAAACAGAGGAATTGTTGCTGATGCTCTTGGTCCAGTTATGCCTAATCTTGGTACTCCATCACAGCTGGAGAATCTTCAAAGGTTTGCTGACTGGTACATGAACCTCTTCGTGATCAAGGATACTCAGTATGCGGGCAAGAGAACCATGCTATGGCAGAACTTCACTTCGAACCCTATCACTGATTCCTTCAGGTTCATTGGTATTGTGAACTTAATCCTCTATCTCAAGAAGAATCTTAGACCTATTGTTGAGAGCTATCTGGAGGAGCCAAACACCTTCAGTACTTGGAAGAACATCTTCTATCAGGTTAAGCCTATCCTTGATGACCTTGTTACCAGGAATGCCATGACCGAACCCGAGTGGCTTGGTGATCAGAATGCCCAGTCTTATTCTGATCTTCAGGTAAACAAAGAGGCTGATGTTCGCCAGGGCAAGTACCACGCAAAGCTGAAGTTCAAGGATGTAGTCACTATGCAGGAGATCACCCTGGATGTGATCATCTCTGCTTCTGACAGCACTATTGACATCACAACAGAATAAAAACTAAAGCAATATGAGTGCAAAAGTAAAGAATCCAAGGAAGAAATTCCTTTGGCAGATCACCTTTGTTAAGCATCCTCTCAACCCGTATCTGTTTCAGGAAGTATCTCTACCTGAGCTTGAGATAGAGCAGGTATCACATGGAGACATCAATAGGGATGTAAAGACCGGTGGTAGAATCACTGTTGGCAATCTAGTTTGTCGCAAACTTGAGTCTACTTCTGGTTCTGACACTTGGCTCTGGGATTGGCTCATGTCAGTCCAAGATCTTATTCTCGGAGGTGGTCTAACTCCTTCTGAGTATTGGGAAACGGTTAGAGTAGATGAGCTTGCTGAGGATGGTGTATCTATCCTTAACTCCTGGATCTGCGAAGAAGTTTGGCCATCCAAGGTCAATAGCCAAGATCTAGACAGGATGAGTTCCGATAATACTCTTGAAGAGATCGAGTTCTCAGTTGGTACTGTGAATAAGCTCTAATATTTTTATATGGGAGACAGTCTTCGGAAGGGCTGCCTCCCTTTTATCAATTTAACAACTCAACAAAATGGAAACAAACGTATTTGAAACAAGGAAATTTACTTTCGTCACACCCTCAGGTCATAATGTGACGATAAGAGAGCAAAATGGGGCCGACGATGACATTCTGTCTAATCCTGCTTTGGCCTCTACAGGAATGAATATATCTCAGTTCCTGGCATCAATCATTACTTCTTGCGATTACATAGAGGGCAAGACTAAAATCACTGCTGATGAGGCCCAGTTAATACCTTCTCTCGATAGGTACTGCATTCTTTTCAACTCTCGTATCTTCTCTCTTGGAGAGATCATGGAGTTTACTTTTGACTGGGGCCAAGACGGTGGTCAGGTCAATTATGAGCAGGATCTCAGAGACTTCATCTTTGACTATAGTCAGATACCAACTGAGGAAGAACTCAATGCTAAGCCGAATGCCATACCTTTCTATCCTAATGGAGGCCAGGCAACTGATCTGACTTTCACTACTACTTCTGGCAAAGAGTTGAAGTTTGATCTGCTCAATGCTAAGGGGGAAGCTTACATCATGAACCTCCCTCTGGAGAAACAGACTAAGAACCAGGTTTTCGTTGCTAGAAATCTTCAGGTAAAGCTTGGTGAGAAATATGAGAAAGTGCATAACTTCTCTATGTTCTCTACTAAAGATATGATTGAGATTCGAAACTATGTTTTAGCTAATGACCCTGTATTTATGGGCAATACAGACATAGAAAACCCAGTCACCAATCAGAAACAGACTATCAGTATCGTAGCTATCAAGGATTTTTTCTATCCGGGGGAGATCTAGAGAGAGACTTTGTATATGTTTCTCGGGCAGAGATCCCCATAGATTACGAGTCCTTTGCTAAACTACCTCTCCGTAGACGTATCAAGTTTCTAGACTTAGCAAAGGACTACTACAGTGAGCTAGACAAACGCATCAAAACTAAAAAATAACATTTATGGCACTGGGATTTAATGCTGGGGTTCCGAAATCAGGAATGATGGAGATCGGAATTGCTCTAGTACTACATGACAGATTTTCTAATCAAGCTGGACAAGCTTCAGCTCAAATACGTAAGCTCCAGATGGATGCTAGATCTGCTGTGCAGTCTAATCTCATTGCCGCAGGTCAGATAGGGAAATATGGGTTAGCGGCTTTCGGAGCTATGGCTGCTGGAGTAGCCGATATGATATCCTATGGAATAGAGTTTGTAGATACCATGACCACCGTTGAGGCTATCACTGAAGCTACTACAGTTCAAATGACAGCTCTCAAAGATGTAGCTATGGACTTGGGTGCTCAAACCATGTTCAGTTCTCAAGACATTGCTTCGGGTATGAAATACCTGGCTATGGCTGGTAACACCGCAGAGGAGATCAAGGGTATGATCAAAGGTGCCACTTATGCTGCAGGAGCTACTGGTATGGCCCTTGGTGGAAAGGGTGGAGCTGCTGACGTCATCACTAATGTGATGAGAACCTTCCAGTTATCAGGTGAGAAAGCTGCTAACTGGGTGGGAGATGTCATGACCAAGGCTACTCTTTCTGCCAATATATCTATGCAAGACTTGGCTGCTTCTATTAGGTATGCTGCAGCAGATATGACCAATTTGGGTTATACTCTGCCTGAAGTATCTGCAGCCATAGGTACTCTTGGTAATATGGGTATTCAGGGTTCTATGGCCGGTACTGCTTTGGCAAACATGGCCAGGTATCTTAACAAGTCTATCTCAGATCCAAGCTATAAGGGTCATAAGTTTCTTGAATCTGTGGGTCTTACGAAAGAAGATCTCACTACGGCAGATGGTCACCTTAAGGATCTATATTCTATCATGAAGACGATTCAGTTAGTGACTAAAGACCTAGATCCGACTGAGATGAACTTATTTACTACTGGTATCTTTGGAGTCAGAGGTAATCGTGCTGCTATGGCCTTGATGAGAGATCTAGAGGGGTTTAGAAGCCTATATGATAAAGTAGGGTCTACTGAGGAGGGATATGCTAAATCTATCGTAGATCAAAGAATGGCCACCGTTGCTGGTCAGTTTAATGCTATGAAGTCTACCTGGCAGAACTTAAAAGCTAGCTTTACAGAAGCAGCTTCTGGAGTTTTGATCCCGGTATTCAAGACTCTTACTAAAGTGTTTGATGTTCTTAGAAAGGGTTTAGGTACGGGTCTTGGCAAATTTATTGCTGGATTAGCTCTTATCTCTGGTACTCTTGTAGGTATTAGCTCAGCCTTTATGATCATTCGATCTAAGTGGTTGATGTGGAAAACTGACTCTATAGTTGGTAGTAGAAACCTATTTGCTGTGTGGGTTGCGGGGTGGAAAGCTGCTACCATTTCTGCTAAGCAATATCAGAGAATCCTTAACGGTATCAATATCCAGCAGAAGCTTGGTGTCATGGGCAATCCTGGCTGGGCTGCTTTAGCTATGGGTTCTGTACCCGGTTATTCAGCCTCTATGAGCAAATCTGGTAGAATGGTAGTTAGAGATGATAAGGGTAAATTTGTTAGTAAAGCTGTAGCAGATTCAGTAAAGAAAAAAGCTTTAGGGATGTCTGCTGGGGCTATGACTGCTGGAGTTCTTGGCAAGGGTTTGGGTAAGATTGGGGCTTTCGGGGCTGGAATCGGTAAAATAGCTAGTAAGTTGTTGGGATTCTTCACTGGTCCTTGGGGATTTGCTATCACAGGTATTCTCACCTTCTTGCCTCTTATTTTCGGGGCTTTGAGTGGAAACAAGAAAGCTACTGAAGCTAACACCTCTGCCCAAGATTCTAACACGGCTTCAGTGAATAGTCTATCTGCTAAATATGATGCTGAGAGTGAAGCTAAAAGACAAGCTGCAGAAGAAGCTAGAAAGGCTAGGGAGAGGGAAGAGCTTGTTGGTATCATCAACATTCTCCAGCAAATGTTGGATCAGATGAGACAGGGCAAGAATGTGAATATCCGGGTAACTACCCCTGATGGTCAAACCAGAGAGGTCACAGATAGTGACTTATCACAAAACGTTCGATAACCATGGCTAATATCAAACCCTCAGCTGCCAACTCTACTTGGCAACGACTGCTTCTTAAACAAAAGAGGGCTGCTGCTAAGCCTTTTATTCAGATAATACAGAATCCAATAGGGATAGCCGGAGGCCTTGTATCAAACAGCCTTCAGACTATCTCTAGTGGAGAGATACTTGAGGGTACTCCATTAGAAGGTCTTTCTCTCATGAACTATAGTAAGTTCTGGAGAATGAAATTGCTCTTGAAGAAAACCTTGATGGAAAAAACTGATTATTCTCCAAGGCCTCTTAATAAACAGCCCAATAATCTAAGGAATGAGCATTATACCTATACTCTCTCCCCTGCCGAGAGAGAGTCACAGGAGAGTTTCAAGATATTATCACGAAGAGATGAAGCTAAGCGTTCTCAATGGGCTGCTTCCCCTATAAATTTTACTCAAGCTCGAGAGAATGCTTTAAGGCATGCTCTTAATGATGCCTCTAGCCTATCCAAGAATGAGATTATTATTGTAAACGATAATATTTCTCCTTACGTTTCTCTAGTGATCCAAAACCGCCCGAATGAGCTTCGCATAACTCCCCAGAGTACTTGGGTAAATATCGTCTCTGCTGGAAGGAATAATCCTTTCATGATGTATACAGGTGGAGAAGATACTGTAAGCTTTGATATCTCTTGGTATGCCAGTGATCCCTCTCACAGAGAGGAAGTTATAGCTAAGTGCAAGCTTCTGGAGAGTTGGACTCGAGCCGATGGTTATCTAGCTTCACCTCCTGTTCTTCAAATCATCTGGGGTCAGAGTAACATCTTCAAAGATCAAAGATTTATTCTAGAATCTGCTAGCTATATCCTTACTCACTTCCAGGACAAGGCTCGACAGTATCAAAAGAAGAGCGATGGATCAGATCCTTATGGAGAGATCCAAGATCTCAAGCTATATCCTAACTATGCTACTCAGTCCCTCACTTTCAAGAAAGTGACTGCTGGTAACACTTCTCATAGTGACATTATTGACTTGAATGCTCTGAAGGGCATCAAAGGTATAAGAACCAAGTAATCATGTACGATCCATATTCTGATAGTGTTATAGTTGATCTGGGTGATGGGGATATCTTAGTAGAGAGAACCCCAGCTCAACCAGCTACTATTTCTAATCCCAAGGCTATCCATACAGTTCTGGAGGGGGAAACTCTCCAGAGCATTGCTTTCCAATATTACGGGGATTCTGGTTACTGGCCAGCTATAGCTGATGTGAACAGTATCTATAACCCTTTCACTGACTTGAAGCCAAACATGCAAATCTATATACCTTAGTAATGGAAGAGTCAAGCAAGAGCAGACATCTGCCAACTGGTAGTGCTACCCCTTATATCGCTATATTCAATTCCCAAGGAGAGGTTATCAGAGATCCCGAGAGTAATATCACTCTGGGTTCCCTGGTAACCCTTTTTGAGTATATCTATGAAGAAGAGAAGACCGACAAGGGACATATAGAGATCTCTACTAAAAATCCTAATTTATGTGCTCTTACTGAGCTTGGCTATCAGCAGGGATTACAGCTTCAGTGGGGTTATATCTATCCCGATGGTACTGGATATTATGGCCCTATTCGCAGGGTTATAATCGTGGGTCAGAAAGTGACCTTTGGTCAGAGAGGAGTAAATATCACTATAGAATTTACTGACTCTTCTGAGCTTCTCAAGAATATCCCTGCTACTCACTATGACACTACTAGAGGTTTTGTGGAGTATTTTAAGGATCTATGTAAGGGTATTCCCATCGGTATCGAGATAGTAGACCATCAGAGTAAGCCTATGGTAGTTCCAAAGGTTGCTCAGAAAGTAACCGACGGCTCAGAGATTAGACAACAAGATCCAGAGTTCGAAGATGTAGTGTCAAAAGGTACACCTAAAGATCCACTAGATCCAAAAAATAATCTTCAGAATCCCACTACTAGTAATCCCAATGCTGTGGGAGTTAAACTTTTGGAGTTTAATCCAGAGACTCAAGCTTTGATTCAACAAGACCCAGAGAATTTTAAGACAGTTTATGTGAAAGACAGCTCTACCCAACTAGGTGTAATCATGGGTACTTCTCGAAACAAGTACTACCAGATCAAAGATGCCATTGGGGGTTTATCTAACGGCCCTTACTTCATGGACTCTAGAGATGGTAGATTGGTGATTCATAATGCCCAGACTACTCGGAGTATAGTTAAGATATATGATTATTGGGGAGGGGATGGAGAACTTTTAGAGTTCTCAGTTGAGTCTAAGTTTGTCAAGTCCTCTACTGAAGTTAAATCTTCTACTGACATTGATCCAGATGACAAGTCCATCGATACCACTATGGTTCAAGGGGTAACTGACCCCAATCAAGGCAATGAAGATGGTAAAGATATCGATGCCTATGTAGACTGGAATGATGGTATTCCTCGTAAACGCAGTCGTAGCTGGTTTGGCAACATTTGGGAGAAAGGTAATCCAAGAGACAAGACTAGAGTAGCTCAGACTCCAGTCCCTGTTAAAGTTGATGCTAAAGAAGATAATACAGCTCTTCTTCAGAAGAATTCCTTTAAGACTCTGAATGATGCTAAGAGGTATTACACAGAACACCCTCAGATTTCTCAGGAAGAGATTGATCAGTATTTCAATGAACAATTGACTAAATGGAGAGAAGGTGCTAAACAACCTATGGATCCTACTAAGGGTTTGGATAAGATACCTCCTTTTAGAATCAAACGTAAAGTGAAATTGTTTACTGAAGTTCGAGTCAACACTGTGGGTAATACTTTCTTATATAATCGAACTAAGAACCGGGTCAATAACACAGATGTTACCACTGAGCAGACTCAAGAATTCGTTAACGCCGTTCAATCAGGTCAAATAGACTTGACTAGTGCAGATTATAAGAGACCCTGGATATTACCAGGAAGTAACTCTACTTCAATATCTAATCGCCGAGCACATGGAGTTGGTCACAGACAAGGTTGGGCTTTACTCTCTTCTGTTCCGGGTCTTAAGATCTTGGGAGATCCAAATGATGCTGTACACCCCCATCAGATAGTCTATGAGGTAGAGGTTACTATCGAGCTCAATGGAGTAGATATTATAGCTGGGGCTAATAGTATCAATCTGGGCAATTCTTTTGGCAATAGTGTTAATGAGTCTATATCTAACCAGGTGAAAGCTCAGGCTCAGGTAATAGGTGATCCAGTTTTGGAGTCTTCTATGAATTTCCAGATACAGAATGTCTCTGATAAATATCAGGGTCTGTGGTATTCTAAGAAGGTGGTTCACACCATCAGTGACCAGGGTTATATCTGTAACCTTGAATTCATTCAGCGCACTATCCCTGTATCTACTATCACTATTCAGTCAACTATCTCTAAGAGAGATTATGCTAAAGAGTTGATAGAAGCTTCTAGGGCTGCTTCTGAATCAGGCAGCTATATGGGAGTGACTCAAATAACCAAAGAGGTAAAGAAACAGAGAAAAGACAGACCTGATAAGACTGTCATAAGTTGGATTGATCCAAAGACAGGTCAAGCAGTCTATGGTCAAACTGATATCTCTTCTGGTAGTTTTATTGTCAATAGTCCTCACAAGGTCGAGTATAGTCCTGGTGAGTATTATCAGGATCTTCAAAAGCATAAGTAATATGGCTATAGATGTTTGGGAAATTCTTCGAAAAGAAGGTTTTGAGAAACTAGGTAGGTGGTATTCTCAATATCGAGCTGTAGTATTAGACAATTTACCAGATAACAAGAACACTGGCAATATCCTGGTGGAAATCCCTAAAGTTCAAGGGGGGATGAAGCTTATTGCTCGGGCTGGAAGCATTCAGGGTGGTCCCGGCTTTGGTGTCAAGTCTTTCTTGCCTAAGAAAGGTGAGGTTGTCTGGATTGAGTTTGAGTATGGTAATCCCACTCAAGCAGTATGGCATCCTCATACTTGGGCACAGGGGGAATGCCCCGAGGAATTAAGGGACACCAATTCTAAAAGCACTTGCGGAATTGTCACCCCAAAGGGGCATAAGCTTTATTTAGAAGAGAAAGAAGATGGCGATGCTTTGCATCTTATCTTTGGGGAAAAATTTACTCTAGAGATAGACCAAAATGGGTTGACCCTCAACCAGGGGGACACCCAGGTAAAGATCTCTGATGATATATCTATATCTTCCAACAAAGAGGTAGATGTCACTGTGGGCCAGTCTAATATCAATGTTTCATCTAGTAAGATCACTCTAAACAAGGGCACTAGAGGTCTGATAGACATTCGGGTTCTGCAGCAATTTATCACCGCTGTTCAAGCTGATTTGATTGCTGCAAAATCAGGTACCCAAGTGACTCAATTCATAACTACTCAACTACCTAGTCTAGAAGACACTAAGGTACTACATTAATAAAAACTCAAGACCAGTTTTAACCCTTATAAAATCTCAAGGCCCATGAACCTTAAACAACTGTCTACCTTTGGATCTGGAATGATATTCCCTATCCAATTGACTACACCAAAAGATGCTCAGGGCAATGACGAGTACATAGAACAGCCCGATGGCTCTAAGATCAAGAAGGTGGGATGGTACCCTAAGTCTGGGCTGATTCTCATCAAGAATAATCTCACAGCCCTATTCATCTATCAGATAGGACAGAGGTTTAGACAAGAGAACTTTGGTTCTCGTCTCTGGGAATGTATAGAGGAACAGAATACTGTTCTTCTTGAACACATGACCAGAGAATTTGTCAAGACTTCTATACAGCAGTGGGAATCTAGGATCAAGGCCATAGAGGTATCTAGTTTTCGTCAAGACTCCCAGCTTTTTATTCAAGTGAAGTTTGCTACAGACCTGGATAACCAGGGAGAAGCAGTGCTTCAGTATGACCATTCAACTAATACTTCTTATGCCTACTAAAAATCCTTGGGTAAACCCCTACCAGAGATCTTTCAACAGTATTAAGGAACAACTTAAGATCTCTCTGAGAAATAATGTTCCTGAGATCACAGATTACAGTGAGGGTAATATTTTTATCATCATTATATCTATTCTAGCAGGTATTGCTGAGGTAATACATTACTACATAGATAATATGGCTAGAGAGACATTCTTTGTCTCCGCTAGAAGATATAGCTCTCTCTTCAAACATGCTAAGTTGGTAGACTATCATGTAAAGAGTGCTATACCTGCTTCAGTAGATTTAACTCTCTACACTAAAGACGGCTCTGATCTGAAGTCTTCAATCTACATTCCAGCTGGAACTACTTTCACCTCCGATGATGGTAAAGTCTGGACAGTAGTAGCAAAAGACGGTATAATCTGGGATAAGACTTTATATCCTAAGTCCATCAAGGTACCCGTAGTTCAGAAAGAGAAAGTTGGTGACTCCTCTAAGATATCTTTTGGTCAGATCATAGATCCAAACATTACTATTGCTCTCAGGGGTATTCCTGACGGCAAGTTCTACGTAGAGGGTTCTATGATTCTCACTATAGATGGGGAGACCTGGACACTGGTAGACACTTTTGCTTATTCTGGACCTGATGACAAGGTCTATAAAGTTGAGCTCGGAGGTGATCTCATTCCACTAGTGGTATTCGGGGACGGTAAATTCGGGGCTGTTCCAGAACTTGGTGGATCTATTGAGGGTGAATATGAAGTCACCTATGGATCTAGTGGTAATATCGCTAGTGGCTCTTTCAGTTCCCTACCTTCAATATCTGGTGCAGATCTGTCTAATATAGTTGTCACTAATTTCAATCCAGCATCAGGAGGTTCTGATTATGAAAACTTCTCTATGCTCAAAGACCATGTCCCTCTTTCAGTAAAGACTTTGGGAGTAGCCATAACTAAAGAAGACTTTGAGGCTATGGCTAAGCTGGTCGGGGGAGTGAACAAGGCTTATGTAGAATACATTTGCGGAAAAGAGGTTAGAGTATACATAACCCCAGACAACGGTGGAGTTGAAGCATCTAGGGCTTTGATTGATGCCGTAGAGGCTCAGCTCAATAAGTCTAAGGTAATAACCACTACTCTCTCCGTTCTTCCGGTATATCCCGCTTACATATATCTAGACTTAGAAGTATTCGGAAGAACTTCATTTGCTTCCTTAGACATCAAGGATCAGATAGTTAAAGCTCTAGAAGAGTCCTATGGCTATAATAATGCCGAGCTGGGCAGGGCTGTAAGGGTGTCAGATGTCTACAGTCTCATAGATAATCTATCTACTGTAGACTATCTTAACATCAAGAGGATGTACATCCTCCCTCAGCCTATTTTGGTATCTTCAGAGTCTAGTGACAAAGCTTCCCCAAATCTAAAGATAACTTCATTCGTTCAGAACAGTTATACTTCTGATTCTGAATTCACCGATGCTTACATTGGGATTCTGGAAAAGGGGTACACTCTCACAGTGGGAAGCCGAACTTTCAAAGGCACTTATGGGGAAGCCCTCAGGATCAAGCTAACAGAGTTCGACTTCACTATCACTATAGCTTTCGGTATGTATAATCCTGGGGATAGGTATTACTTTTACATCGGTCAGATGAATACTAATCTGGCATCAAAGAGTGATTCTTCTTATAAGACCATACCAATCTTCAAGAACACATCTGATTCCCTTATACTGAACATTCATGAGCAAGTTTAGATTCAAAGACTATATCTTTCCTCGATTCTTTCCTTTCTGGTATCATGACCAAGATACTTATAAGGATAAAGATGGCAGGGGTATTCTGCAGAGACTCATGAGAGTTTGTGCAGAGTATTTCGATGCTCATGTAACAGATGATGAGTCTAACCAACCGGGTCTAGATAATATTCTAGACTTGATTGACTTTGATAAGACTCCTGATCTGTTTCTCAATTATCTTTGGGAGTTTCTCGGGGAGATACCTTATGCTTACGGCCTCATCATCCAGAATAAACCTTACAATAAGGATGATCTCAGGGAATGGCTCACTAGCTTTTGGTTCCCAAAAGTCAATCCAAGGGAGCTTCTGAGATATGCCATCTCTCTATACAAGATCCGGGGTACAGTTGATTTCTACACTATCTTGGGTAGATTCTATGGTATGAAGATTACTCTAATAGAGACTGTCAATGGTGGTACTATTGGTGAAGGTGATGAGAGCATACCTGTCTATGATCACTTAGTTCTAGCTACTTACACCAATAGTGATGGAGATGAGTCTATCAATGTATATTCTCGTGGTGATGAGGAAATTCGTGCCCCTTATGCTGAGGGCAATTGCGTGTCTTGCCTCTATTTCTTAGTAAAGGTATCTATTCTAGACTCCGATATCTGGGAACGTCTTCTCGGTGAGGCTAAGTTGGAAGAAGCTAAAGAGATCATAGCTGCTCTCATAGAGAAATATCTGCCTATCCATTGCAAAGTGGGAAGATACGATGATGGCTCCCCAAAGGTAATCCTCGGAGATATTCCTCAGCCTGGTAAAAAGGGTTCTTTCGACAACAGCTTCGATAACACTAACAGTTTTGATTAATTAAATTTCACAATATGGCTACAAAAGACGAACTCAAAGAGTACATCAAAGGCCGAGTAAAAACTAACACTAACAAAGAGATCACTGGTAATAGTCTTCAGACTGTTCTTTGTAGAATGGTAGATGAGCTTGACCTGAATGACTCTTGTCAAGTAGTGTTGATCCGGTACACTAATGGACCAACCACTTTCAGTAACCTAAAAGAACTTTATGATGCCAATAAGGCCGTCATAGTACAGTTTGGGGAGGGTTACAATGTTCTTATAACCCAGGTGAGCTCTACGGCATTTACGGGTTATAGATTCAACCTTAATTCGGGTTCTACTGGTGAGGGTGGTTTGGGCATAGTGTCCATGACTGCTACTAGATATACCTTCACTGAGGAGGGTTTGACCTTGGATAACTTCACTGTATCTTCAAACGGTGGTTCAGGGGGTGATCAACCCGCTTCATTGACCTGGGCTTACTCCGATTATGAGGGTGATGGTACTCCTCCTGATCCAGATACTGATCCAAGTTTATGGTATGCTGTCAAGAAAGACTCTTCTGTATGGGCAGCTCTCAAAGAAGAGGGTGGAGCTTGGAATATATGGAGACTCAAGCCATATACTGGCAAAGATGGTCGTGGTATCAAGACAACGCAAGTAAGCTATGTACTATCCGATCAGGGTATCACTCCCCCGACTACGGGTTGGAATGTCAATATGCCAAACATAGAAGTTGGCAAGTATCTCTGGTCCAGAACCATTATCACCTATACAGATGATACTACTTCTACTGTCTATTCAGTCACCTATATAGGTAAAGATGGAAACGATGGTAAGAATGGTACTTCCGTGACTATCAAGGGTACTATTAAGAGTATTGATGATTTGCCAATGGATCCAAAACCAACTCCTGGAGATGGGTATATCATCAATGGAGATCTTTGGACTTATACAGGTACTACTCTTGAGAATGATGAGAATCACAGGGGGTTCACCAATGTGGGACCTATTAAGGGAGATCAGGGTAACTCTGCTTGTCTCCATATAGCTTGGGCTAATTCTTTAGCCCCTGATTGGGCTAATTTCACTACTCAGAAGCCTTCTGGTCAGAAGTTCAAGTACATGGGTACTTATGTAGATTATTCTGCGGATCCATCCACTTGTGTAGATAGTCAGAATCCTACCGACTACCATTGGCAAGATGTATCAGGAGAAGACGGTGAATCTGCAATTGTAGCTGACCTTGACAATGAGATTGAGTCTATTGCTCTCTCTTATGATGGCAGAACTGAGAGTGCTTGGGAGTTTAGTCCTGTAGTGTCTATGTGGTATGGTCTCAAGAAACTCACTCTTGACTCCCTTACTACTAAATTAGTGGGTAATACAATTAACAGTGTTCATGTTGTTTCCAATGTTTCTACTGGGAAGGTCACAGTCTCTATAGACAATAACTCTCTGGTAGATTCTTTCCAGGTAGAGATCACTGTAAAAGCTACTGTCAAAGAACAGTCTTATATCAAGCAGGTAGTCTTCTCAGTCAATTGCGTGAAAGCAGGTACTCCTGGGGAAGATGTTACCCTTTATAGCCTTAAGCCTTCCGTAAGTGTCATTCACAAAGATAAGAATGGCAATCTTGACCCCGTAAGTATCACTTGTAAAAAGCTGAAGACCGTTGGTAGTACTCAGGAAGAGACTCAAGACGGTGTACTTAAATATAAGATAGATAGCGGTAGCTTGTTGAACTATTCTGGGGCTATTGACTGCAGTCGTATCTCTAGTAAGATTCATTTTGAATATTCTGTAGACGGGGTACTTTGGGATACCGAAGACGTATTCATAATACTAGACGGAAAAGACGGTGATGATGGTGACACCCCTTATATCATTGAGTCTAAAACTAAGACCGAGTATGCTATCACTACAAACACTGAGGTTCCTACTTCTTGGAGCCCTACTCCAGTAGAGGGAATCCCAGGACAATACCTCTGGATCAGAATAACTTATACTTGGTCTAATGGTTCTACTACAGTATCTTTGAGTTACTCCCGATGTGGCTCAGATGGCTCTAGCGCAATTAGTAAAGCTACTGTAGTGAACTACCAGGGTCCTTGGAAAGCTGATGGTCTATATACTGGTATGGAAGATGACACTACTATTCGAGTAGATGTGGTTTACTACCAGGGCCCAGAGGAATCAGAGGGTAAGTACTATTTAGCTATTCAGTCTAAGCAGTTCATCGATCAGACTACCCCTGCTCCAAATACTGCTGAGGGTAAAGCTTATTGGGGTGCTTTCCAGGGACAGTTTGCTAATATTGCTACAGGACTTCTCTTCACTGAGAATGCAGTAATAGAGAATGCTATTGTCCGGGTTCTTCAAACTGCTTCTAAGGGAGCTAGGGTAGAGACTGAGGGTAATGAAATGGCGGTATATGATAAAGATGATATTCAGAGAATACTTATAGATCCTGAGTCTAATGAGCCATTTACTACTATGGGAGATGATTTTACCAATGTAGTAGATCAGCTGGGAGTCATGATTCCTATAACTAGCTTATATGGGCAAAATTATACTGGTGGTACCATAAAGATAGTCTACTATGATTCAAATAATGATTGGGATGACAAAGTAGTTCAAGCAGATGCTCTTATAATTGCCCTGGTTACGGGCGATACTTATGATCATGTATATAAAATACTTGATGATAACGGCAATAATGGGATAATACCTATTTCTTCGGGTAATTCAGAGAATGTTATTCTTGATTATATTGAGAAACATCTGAACTCAGACCTGATGTTCTGGACTATTAAAACGGGGAATACTGAGACTATAAAATATGACCCTTTACGAATAGGTTTTGAAGAAGAAGAAGTAGATAGAATTATTGCTCAGGGGGGTACTAGTGTAATTGATATTACTCTAATACCTGATTGGGTGATAGGAGGAGAAAAAGCTTCATTGAAGCAACCCGATGTAGAACCACTACCTGATGTAGTGGTATCACCGAAAGACAGGTATAAGTTCCCAGGATCCACTGTCTTAGCAGTCTATAATTCTAAGATATCCCAAGCCGATCATCTAGAATATGGACCTACTTCTTCAGCTGAAAGTCAATTGTCAAAGATCAGTGGTTTTGAAGGTGACCTTGGTCTTCATTTGGTCTTAAAGAATAAAACCCAAAACACTGAGTGTGTATTAATGTCTCTCACAGGAGATTACCCTATATCATTCCAAACACTGTTAGATCAAGAAGAGTTTGAAGCTTATTTCCCATCCTTCGTTTCTTCTGGAGATTCTAAAACTGAGGTTAGAGAAGCAATACCAGAATTAGTAGGTGGAGTATATGAGGTTGTTCTTCGAATTACACGTAAGGTACTGGCTAAAGGTACTGGTTGGGAAACCCTTACTCTTCAAGGCATAGAGTTTTTATTTAACTTAAAGAGCTCTGTTGATAGTTCTCTTATACACCCTCTGTTGATACTTAATACTTTTAATCAGGGTCAATCTATAAAGATCCACTCTTCAGGAATCTCCCTAATCAGGTCTGGAAGAGAATATTTCCAACTATCTCTCAAAGACATAAATGATCAGGGGGACCGAGGGTTAGACTTGGAGATGTTAGCTAAAGACTATGGTTTTAAGTTTAATTCTCAGGAGGCCTTTATGGGACCTATCAAGCTATATACCACTGAGATACCTCATTACCGTCCGAGACCTGGTTATGGAGTAGTAGATATCAGCAACTATGGAGTTTCCTTAAACAACCTTGGTTTTACTAAGAACTCTATGTTAGTTCTCATGAACCTTGTTCAACACTACCCTGTTTATCTTCAGACTTGTTTTGGAATAGCTCCTCTAGTTATTACCCGAAACAATAATGGTGCTTACAATGGTTTATCGGCTTCTTTGATAGCTACTCAAGAGGGTACTAGTGGATGGACTACAGTTAGACATGATTTCTGGTTGAGTAATTCCACTATTAAATTCACTTATCGACAAGTCACTCTGTAAATTCACACACTTATGAATAACTTTGTAACGGTGGTTCAGGGTAATGACTTTACCCTGAACATCGCCCTATCTACACCTAATAAAGAGACTCAGGCTCCTGATCCCTATGATATAAGGGATGCTAAGTCTCTAGAAGTCAAGTTAATCAGCCAGATCAATGGCCATGTTCTCCGCCTTGCCCCTTTCAAGATTGTGGGCAAGAATGTCATAAGCACTCTAGTATCGGGAACTAAATTAAAGCTTACCGATTATGATGTTGAAGTCTCTTTTGTTAAGGGGGGCTTGAATAAGAGGGCTTATGAGTGCAATATTATCCATGTGGTTCGATGCCAGGGCGATACAGACTATTCTACCCAAGATACTGAGGGTGAGAATGGCTATGGCATTGATCTCACTATGGGGATCGATCTAGAGGTTGTCAATTTAGGTAAGAACGTTAACACGGGAGGAAGCGGTACTTCAGACTACAATGATCTGGAGCATAAGCCTTCTATCAATGACGTAGTCCTAGAGGGCAATAAGACTCTGGAAGATCTGGGCATTATGGGTTCCGACAAGGCTTACACCAAGGAGGAAGTAAACCAAGCGCTAGAGACTAAACCCGATAAAACTCTAGTAGACTCCCTTTCCCAAAAAGTAGATTCTCTAGAAGAATCCCTAAACGAGAAGGCCAATACCACTGACATCCCCAGCAGGCTCTCCGAATTAGAGAATGATCTCAAGACTAAGACTATCAATGGTCAGTCCATTTTCGGTGAGGGTAATATTGAGATTCCAGGAGGCTCAGGCACAGGGGGTCAAGAAAACGTTATCGAGAAGATCAAGGTCAATGGAACTGAGCTTCCAGTAGAGAACAAGGAAGTAAATATCAAGGTTCCCACCAAGGTGTCAGAGCTTGAGAATGATTCCAACTTCTTGACCAAACATCAGGACCTCAGCAACTACGTTCAGAAAGAAGAGGGCAAGGGTCTTTCTACCAAAGACTTCACCCAGGAAGATAAGGATAAACTGGATGGTATGGAGGAGGGGGCTCAAAAGAATGTTAAGCCTGATTGGAATGCCGAGCCCGGAACTCCAGGGGCTATCCTCAATAAGCCAGACACACCGGGGGGAAGTATTACAGTAGATGCTGAGCTTGATGCAGAATCTACCAATGCAGTTCAAAACAAGGCTGTCACCAAGGCCATTACTGAGTTGCAGGACCATTGCTTCCCGACTTCACTTGAGGCTTCCATCTCGCCGTCTTCGGCAGAATGGACAGGTAACTCAGTAGAGGTCAGTGTATCTTTCAGGGTTCTCAGAAACTCTAAGCCAGTAGTAGCTGACACTGTCCAGATCCAGTTCAACGGCGAGACTAAGACCCTGGAGAATGTAGCGGAGGGCTCAGAGAAATTCACTCTTTCTACTCGGGGCTACAAATCTGGCTCAGTCACTGCTAAGAAGGGTTCTACTACTATAAAGAACTCACCAAGGTCTATCAGTGCTAATCTATATCTCCCAGTATACTATGGATTCTCTAAGGCCACCACAGGAAATGAGTTGACTATCACTTCACTGACTAAGGGAGGCTCTTCTCTCAATGGTACCAAGACTCTTAACAATGATGATGCTACTAAGTACCTGTGGCTCTGTGTCCCTAACACCATGTCAATCAACAAGGTTACATCTAGTGGTTTCGATGTTCCGTTCTTGGCTCCAGTAGAGGCTTCTACTCCACTGGGAACCTACAAGTGCTATCGAACTAAGGATCTTCCTGGTACTGACCCTATGACCATTGTTATCTCTTAAAACTTAGAATATCATGGCAGATTATATCAAGATCTATGGCGAACTAAGACGACCATTAGAGGGCCAATATGTCACAAACTCAGATCAGGTAAAATATAAGAATGAGGACGTAAAACAAGTACTGGATAGACTAGATGGTGTCACCTACGTAGATGTCCCAGAGCTCGAGAACGATTACATTGTTCAGGCAAGCGCATCTCACAAAGAGACTGTCTATACTATCGAAGTGGGAGCAACCATCCATGCTATCGTGGGTGACTCCACCATCAAATGGATGAACGGTGAGGCTCCTGTCACTCAAGCTGATCACATATATGTGATCTCAGTGATCGGGTCTCTGGCTGTCTGGGGAGAATTTCCAAAAGCCTAAGCTATGAGTGTATTTAGAGCTCTGATGATGCACAAGCATCAACCTCTGGATGAGTTTATCAAACTTGTTCCAGAGAACTTAGAATTCCCGGACCCAGAGAGCACTAAAGATCTAACTATAGAGTCTAATGCTCCATGGACTCTTGGAGTTAAATACAACGACGAAACACCTAACAAAGGTTAATTTATTAACTTTCTAAAACCATTAAAAAGTATGGCAAAACCGAGTTGGATCAAACTGGGCAAGAGCTCAGGTTCCATGAACGATTCCACAACTGTTACCGCCAGTGAGTACACGGGTCGTCAGCAGAGAGGTGGAACAATCACTGCTAAAACAACTGGAGGTGCAACCGACACTACTTCAGTTTCTCAGGCCGGTAAGGCTGAGTTCATTAATGTGCCGACCAAGACTTACAATGCCGCTGCAAAAGGTAGCAACTCTGACGGTTCTGACACCATTCAGATCACTGGTACCGCAAATACGGCAAACATCAAGGTGGCCGAGACTACGGGCAAGATTATCCCTGGGGCAGCCTACAAGATCCAAGTCAACGCAGTCAATGATGATTCTTGGGATGGAAAGACTGACACGGGCATTGATGACGATCCGGGTAAGAATGCAGAATTCACCTTCACTATCGACGTCAAGATCCCAGAGAACAAGACAGAAGCTGCCAGAACATTGGAGATCAAGCTTCAGAATGGTAACGGCGATGTGACCACAGAAGCTATCACCATCACTCAGGCCAAGGGTGTTAAGTCTTATGGTGCTGTTACCCTCACCGTGGGCACTTATCAGCAAATCCCTGCTGCCGGTGGTACAGTTGATGCTCCTTCTGTTTCCTTCTCCCAGCCTTGGGGATGGAACGGTGTTACCTCGGGGGGTGGCACCATTACTACCGGTGGCACTGTTGCTTATGCAACTAAGACGGGCTGGCCAGAAGCCCTTACCCTTGCCACAGCTACGGGTCAGGTGACTGCGGCTTCCCGTGGCACTACTGTTGGTGCGGTAATTTCAGGAACAGTGACCATCACCCTCACGGCTAACGGCAAGTCCGCTTCCAAGGAAGTTTCAGTTAGCCAGCAGGCTAACTCTGTAACCTATGCCGTTACAGATGTGAAACTGGCTGCTCCAGCTGACATCCCAGCTTCCGGAGGTTCAGTATCTTCTGCCACCGTTACAGCCAAGGGTTCCAAAACCTATACCTCAGGTTCAGTCACCAGTGATGTTGCCCTCACCAACGGCTCTGATGATTGTACCATCACATTTAGTGAGGGAGTTTCAGCTGCTTCACTTGGTACTACTGTTACCAACAGAACTAAGAAAGGCACTCTCACTGCTACAGTTACCTGGAAGACTACAGCTACCAAGTCCGCTTCTGTGGATGTATATCAGGCAGCCAATACCGCCACTTACGGTGACATCACCTTTGACTCTGCCGTTGCCACAGAGATTTCACTCAAGGCAGATGGTACCCAAAGCCGCAACATGACCGACAACTCCAATGTTGGAGCTAAGCAGACTGTCACCTATACTTCTGGCGCCACCAGAACAGAGGCCAGCACTACTGCTGCGGTTGTCTTTGATCTCAGTCCAAAGGTCAAGACCGCCGCAACTGGGTTTGCTCTCTCTTCTGACGGCATCGTCTCTGTTGGAGCCAACCCTACTACGGAGCCTCGTGGAGGCTTTGTAGTGACAGTTACTGTCACCGGCGAGGGCAGCAAGACTGCCACCAGAGACTTCACGTTTAGTCAGCAGGGGTCTTCTTCCTACATCAACCTCACTCCAGAGAGCCTCACCTTTGTGGCTGCCGGAGAATCCAAGGAGCTCACTATAGAGTCAAACGACAGCTGGACTCTTGAATAAGACTGTCATAAGGTGGGAGGGGGCGAAACCCCTCTCATCTTCTAATTTTTTCTAAAAACAGAATCATCATGGCAAAACCAAGTTGGATCACTGTAGTATCTGGGTCTACAGGAAGTGGCTCAGGAACAAGATCATTAAAAGCAAGCTCCCATACTGGAAGGTCAAGCAGATCAGGCTCTATCAAAGGTGTTACCTCTGGTGGGGCCTATGATTCTGTAGTTCTCTCACAGATTGGAGCTGGTGAGTTTATCACAGTAGACAAGGCTTATTATTTTGTCACAGCTCTTGGTGGCACCGTGAAAATCACTGGCACTAGCAACTCGCCGTCTCTGAAGCTGACTAATCTCACTAATTCTTCTTTACTTTCAAACTTTGCCCTTAAGGTAAACGGGACGGCCTATTCCTGGGACGGGAACGCCTCTCATCAGATATCGGGTGATCCTGGAGCATCTAGCTCTTACACTTTTGAGATCTCTTTTGACGTGGCGGAGAATCAGACAGAGAACTCTAGGGACATCACTTTCAGGCTTCGAGATTCGGGTGATCCTGGGGTATCTTCTAAAATCATCACTATTACCCAGACAGAAGGCGAGAAGACCTACGGCACTGCAAGTGTCAATATGAGATATTCTAATTGGAATATCGGCGCAGAAGGAGGAGTTGCTACCCCTTCTTACGAATTTTCAATCCCTTGGGGATGGAATGGCAAAACATCCGGTGGTGGAACTCTTACACAATCTAATTCTTCTCATTCTGTAAAATACACTTATTATACTGATCCTCCTGGTTCCCCTTATAACTGGACCTTAAACGAGCAAACAGGAGAGCTAGTTATGGATTCTCTGGGAAAGAACATCACTGATTCTTATAAGTTAGCCCTTATTAAGATAACCATTATCGTTAATGGTCAGACCTTAACTTCCACCGACTCTGTAAAACAGGGTTCTAATAAGGCCACCTACACTTTAAGCTCTGCTTCTGTTTCATTAGACGATATCCCAGCATCTGGTGGCTCAGCTGACTCACCAAACTTTATCTCAGCTTCAGGCAAGATTGATTATTCTTCTGGAGAATCCGATACTCTTTCTATAACATCCTCAGATGTTATCATTACGTTGTCTAAAACGGTAAACGGCTCAAATCTTGGTTCAACTGTTAAGGCCAGAACAAAACTTGACACAGTTACAGCCACTATAACCTGGAATGGCTCTAAAGTAACCCAAAGCATTGATGTGTACCAACAGGCCAACCAAGTAACCTATTCATCAGTTAATGCCACATCTACAACTGTAAACATTCCAAAGACTGGTGGGGATGTAGATATAGCCGCTAAGGTATCCCCGAACCAGACAGCCACCTATACTTCTGGTGCTACTAGAACTATAACTGATTTTACCTATGAGTTCACATCAGTACCAAGTTTGGTAACCATTGATGAGCTTAATCTCAAGGCCACTGTTGGTAAGAACATCACGGGCCTAAGCAGAGATGATACTATTGAAATGAAGATAACGGGCGAGGGGAACAAGTCAACTACAGCATCTATATCCTACCATCAGGAATCTTTAGTTAGTCCTTCTTGGAATGTTCCTACTACATTCCGCTTTGACAGCAATGGTCAAAGTGATCTATCCCCATCAGGCTTGGATTTGAATATCTCTGATCCAGATAATGTTGGTTGGACTATCGATGGTCCTTCTTACGTTGGCAACAGTTTAGTAAGTGGCAACTCGCTACCAATAAGTGGTACCGGAAATAAGAGCTTGTCTCTGGCACCGGATGTTAACACTTCTTCAGAGAGAACCTTTGATCTCGTTCTTAAAGCTTCTACTGGAGATGTGATTGCCACTTGCAATTGTACACAGGATGCTTCTGCTGAACAAGCTCACACTCTCACTATTACTCATGAAGTTTGTGGTAAGTTGAATGTCTCTTCAGGCGATATCACCATTTGTGTATCACCATTTGGAACTCTCAATGAGTTTAATGAAGATCATATTGAATTAGGGACAACTGATTATGTAAATGACAGTGATCTTGGTCTATCAGTTGCACACTCTGTTATAGAACAGCTATCTAGTAAGCTTAATGAAGGTGATTGGCAGGGTTACAACTATCTCTACTTCTGGGTTAAGAATGGAAGTACCCAAGCTAACGTAGTTCCAGTGTTTGGATCCACTTCTAAGACTCACTTTACCAATACTACTTTTGTGTTCTATGAGTATGACCTTATTACTTCTAATCTGAAGAATCAGCTGTTAGACTTTGCAGCTTCAGGAAATACGAACTCTATAGAGCTCTCAGAGACTTACGGTGTGAACATGCTTTCTACTCGTAAGATGACCCTTACGGGCACATTCCCTGTGGCCTTTTCACAAGATCCTACAGATTATGGTATAAAAGCATTCTTACGTCTTTATTACCATGCAGGAAGCGAGATATGCTATGCTCCGGTGATCCCTATTCAACCTTTTGACAACATTAACACTTCAACCGATTCAGACGGTAATATAATTAAGAATATAAGCTTCTATCGAGTTATACCGTTGACTCAGTCAACTAATTATATAATCTTTGATGGATGGGAGATATTCTTGATTAACAATGATGGTGTTTATACCACAATTTCAGAAGCCCATGATGGACATATAAATTTAACCGCAGAGCCTATTTCAGCTAATATGAGTTTTGGATTCTCAGTAGGTACGAGTCCTGATAGTGATACTGTGGTTGCTGGTGATAAGTGGTTAGCTCCGTTTGATGAGGATGGTGATCAATCTTATGGGGGCTGGGATTTTGGATCCTTGAATAATGATTGTACGATGGATGTTAGTGCTGCCACTGGTGAATCATGGATTGCCCTAATTAGCTAGTTGCCAAAATTTGAAGGAAGATTGCCAAAATTTATAGGTACCCTATAATCGGTGATCTTCCTTTCTTTTTGTGAACCAAAGGCCATGTGGCCATCTTCTGCCCATTCGTAACTGATTCACATTCAGGCATTAAAACACAAGACCAGTTTTATATTAAATACAAGGGATGCGAAAAATCTAAAAGGCGCCAAGGGTTTTTTCAATTCTCCTGTATCGTTCTAACCCATTTTATTCATAACACTAATCTAAAATCACCAAAATTATGGCAGATACTATTGAAAAGATCTACTGTGATCGTGACAGTAATGATGCTCTGTATGCACTCCTCAGCCAGAAGAATCAGACTGATCCTATGGCCATGGCCGCTGCTCTCAACGGAGGTGCAAACAACTGGAACAACAACCCGTTCATCTATCTCGTATGGATGATGTTCGCTAACCGTATGTGGGGCAACCATCGGGAGGGCCTGCAGGATTCCGAGATACAGAACCAGCTTTCTGCAATCAGAACCCAGATGCAAGACAACCAGAACTCCAACCTCGTCATGGATGCGGTCAAGGGAGTTAACTCTGCTATCAACCAGCTTGCTGGTAACCTCAATTGCGATTTCAACACCCTCCAGGGTGCTATCTGCGATGTTCGCCAGGGTATTGCCCTGCTGGCTGGAAAGGCTGACTCTAATGCTGAGAAGGTTATCAATGCTGTCCTCACGGGCAACCTCCAGCTCACTCAGGCTCTCAAGGATTGCTGCTGCCAGACTCAGCAGTCTATCATCAAGATGGGCTACGAGAATCAGCTCGGCCAGAAAGACATCATAAATGCTATGCAGTCTGGTTTCGATCGGACTAACACAAGTATTGAGAGAGGCTTCTCCGCCACGGCCTTCCAGGCTCAGCAAGACAAGTGCGACATCATTCGTGCTAACCAGGACAACACCCAGAAGATCATGGATCTTCTCAACGTTCACTGGCAGCAGGACCTCCAGCAGAGGTACAATGATGCTCGTCTTGAGCTCTCACAACAGAGACAGAATGCCGCTCTCATAGCAGCCCTGAAGACTACTACAACGACCACTGCCTCAGCGTAATCGCTCAAAATAAATTCGTTTTCATGTAGGTGCCCGGGGATAACAGTCTCCGGGCTTTTTTGTTTATAAACTTAAAGACTCAAGATATGACATTCAAAGATTTGAAACCCAACTACCCGATATACATTCTCAATAAAGAAGATCTCACAGTTACTCAGGGCAAGACTTTGTCAGTCTCCCAGCCAAGAGTAGAGATCAATCCCAAGACCAGTAAGATGGAGACACTGGTAGATGTCTCCATTGAGATAAACGGCTCTACTAGACCTTATGCTATACCAGATGATCTGGTGGTTACCTATGCTGGCAATTTAGTTCTTGCTACAGACAAGGGTAGTCTCATCTGTGAAATAGAAGCAATGAAGAATGCTGCAGAGCAGATCTTGGCTTCAGTAGACAAACAGAAAGAGGTCCTGGAGAAATCCCAGAAGCTTTTGGGTGACCTCAATCCTGCCCTCAAAGAGAAACAAGAGACCGAAGCTAGATTCACTCAAATTGAAGATCGTTTCTCCAAAGTGGAAGACACTATGGGTGAGATGAAAGACATGATGAAAACCCTTCTCAAAGAATTCAAATCATGAAGCGCTATAGATTTATAGGGGAAATCATAAAAGAAAGCTCTAGCGGCAATTCTAATGCCTGCTGCGAAGACCCTGGCTTTCAATCTTATATTAAAAGAAACGGCAGACATTTCACTAATCAACTGGCTGTATATGCCAGCTCACTAATGAAGAACTCAGATGGTTCTTCTCACTCTTGGAATGCTGCCGCTGTGAGGGAGGCCTCAAAGAAAAGTGCAGAAGCTCTGGACAACTTCCCGCCCAAAGCTACTCTCGGAGACCTCACTTATCTAGCAAACATGGCCTATGCCGATTTCTGTCCAGACCTCCTTACTGAGGCCCAGTGCATTGACTTTGCTCTTCACACTGCAATGGACATAGACGGCTATGAGGGAATGATCTTCAACCGATGGCTCTCTGATGTCATGGGTCAAGATCTTCAGATCCCGTGGTCAGACTTCTAATCGAGATAATCTCTAATCAATCAAAGTACCGATGTCTAAAATTTTAATCACAATGCCTGAACTATTGTTCGAAACACCTGGTATGTTCTTTCAAGTTGTAATTGTAATGCTCTGCGTGCTGATGGCCATGATCATAGATCTTGGCTCTGGCTTGTATAAAGCTAAGCAACGAAATGAGGTCCATCGATCAGAAGCTCTTAAGAGAACACTCACTAAGTTTATCACTTATGAGGGAGGGCTTTTCATTGCTTCTCTAGTAGATGTGTTAATACACTATGCTAGATTCTGGGAGTTGACCGGTATAACATTGCTCCTGGGGGTTCCTATTATAACTATAATAGTGGGCATCTTCCTGCTCATAGTGGAGTTCCTATCAGTTCGAGAAAAAGCAGATGCGAAAACCAAGAAGTCTCAGGATCAGACTTTAGCTCTTCTTCTTAAACTCATGGATAGAGAAGAAATTAAAGAGATGCTCAGAATGTACAACCAAAAAAAACATATTGACGATGAAGTTAACCTTGATTAGAAAATACCTCAAACCCAAATATACCATAGGTAAGCTATATATCAATGGAGAATATTTCTGCGATACTATAGAAGATACCGATCGGGGTCTCACTCAAACTATGCCAAAAGAAGAGATACTAGCTATAAAGATAAAAACTCAGACAGCTATACCTCGGGGTACTTATCAAGTGTATATGAAGATGCAGTCCCCTAAATTTGCCACTACTCCAGCTTATGCTTTCTGTAAAGGGTATCTTCCTCGACTTCTTAAAGTTCCAGGTTATGAGGGAATCCTCATACATATAGGAAACAAGGCTACTCAAACTGCAGGCTGTATCTTAGTGGGCAAAAATAAAGCTGTCGGGAAAGTATTAGAATCCACAGAAACTTTTAGATCCCTGTATTCAATCCTGAAAGAAGCTGATCAAAGGGGAGAGAAAATTTACATAGAGATCAAAATTTAGTCATAGCCGTTAGCCATCAGTTGAGTTGGTTAATTCCGGAGGCTGGAATTCCGCAAGGAGTTCTGGCCTCTTTTAGCGTAAAGTTCTAGCAGCTAAGTCTAGAGCTTCCTGAATATCCGCCCTCATCTGGGATATAATCTCCTGGGATCTCATGTTCTTCGGGAGCTCAAAGAACTCAATCAAAGCATAAGCAGATATCCTTCCATGAGACTCCTTGATTCTCTCATCAAAGAATGGAGGGGGATTGAGCTGAGTGATGAATAAAAGATATTCATCATCTGTGAGATGTTCTTTCATGAATTTATGCAGTTTCTGAGACAGCTCTGATTTATAAGCTGTTTCATCTTCATCTTCTATATCCCAATCTTTCTCCACTGATAAATCATCTAGAGATCTCATGTCATCATTAAACTCTGCTTGCTCAGTATAGGCTGCCCTAAGTAGCTTGTTTCTGAATTGAGTAAGGGAATGTATCAGGGTATATTTTAGATGATCCTCATCATATTTATCCTGATATTTGTTGTAGACATAGAGGAACTTGTCCTCAAAGTAAGATTGTATAACATCCTGGGAGACATTGTACTTCCGGAGATCTATATTCCTGGACAGCTTCCTTATCAGGGGCTGGCAAGTCTTCCAGAGTCGGTTGAATAATTTTTCATCCACGTGCTCAAATGTCTTCAACCTGTGAACTTCTGAGCCGTTTGTGCCTTTCGTTTTCATATAAGCTTATTATTAAATTACAATGCAAATATAATAATAAATTTTGAAATTTGATAGACTCCTGAGAAAAATCTTCTTAGAGGCTGCTATGAGAGCTACTTCAGGAATAGCATCAGGTGTTCTTTCAAATACTATTGAGCAATTATATTGCAATATTAACAACTGATATGAAGAAGCACACTTTTGATGCAACTAACAAATTCTCATTCTCTCTGGAGTTTCAACTGGAGGTTTTGAGGTTCTTGATCCAGGGTAAAGAGGGTTCACTTGTGATGAACAAGGTCAAGCCCGGTTATTTTGCTCTGATTGAGCATTCCCTTATATTAGAGGGGCTGCATAAGTTCTACCGGAAATATAAGAAGATCCCAAGTAAACCTCTCTTGATTGAGACTCTCAAGAATTTGCTTGAAGACAAGAGCTATGTAGACCTGGTGACCAAAGAGGATATCCCTAATATTCATAAGGTCATCGACAACCTGTACGGGATCCCTCTTAAGGACGGGGATGCTATCTTAGAGAAGATCTATCAATTTGCCGCTTATGTAGAGATGAAGGCTCTCACCGAGCAAATGGATTTCTCTAACTTCAACACTTATGCTGACTACCAATCTAAGGTTTCTAAAATCATCCAAGAATCTAAGCCAGTCAAAGAGGAAGAGCCTCTGATGATGGTAAGGGGAACTAGCCAGAGACAGTTATTCAGACAAGCTGACCCTGATGTTATTCCCACTCCATACTGGCAATTAAATAATCTATCTAATGGACAGGGCTACTCTCGGGGTTCAATCTTTGTTCTACTAGATCGACCAAAAGCCAAGAAGACCTTTGCTCTCATCAATGTAGCAAGAGGGTATCTGTCGATGAAGAAGAATGTTCTCTATATAGACACTGAGAATGGAAAGAGGCAGATCATGGAGAGAATGATTCAATCTACTTTGAACAAAACTAAACTAGACCTTCTCTCTGGAGATTATGATAAGCAGGAGCAGAAGCACATGAGGAAATATAAGAGACTCGGGGTTGAGTTCATTGTAGAAAGGGTAGCTGCTCTCATTGATGACACTAACACGATCAGGGCTATCATTCAGAAAGTGGAAGCAGAGCTGGGAATCAAGATCAATATACTCATGGTTGATTATGCTGCAAAGCTCGGGTCTACTCTTCGTCAAAAAGAGGATATAGAGAGAATCAATCAAGTATACATTGATCTAGATAATCTCGGGAATGAGCTGGGACTAGATGCAATATGGACTGCTCAGCATATAACTCGAGAGGGGGCTAAGCATAAAGATACTGTGTATGAAGACAACGATATTGCTTCTGCAATATCTATCATCAGAAATGCCCAGTGCATCATGGGTCTCAACTCTACTGATGATGAAGAAGAGCATAATATTCAGAGGCTTGAAATTGTAGTTCAGAGGGATGGTAAACCTCATGGGAGATGTCTCTTTAATATTGATCCTGACAGGCAGAGGTGGAAAGAATTCTCCAAAGATGCTCGGGCTAAATATGATGAGACTCAGGGGAAGATAGTAGATCAAATGATCAAGCGAAAGTCTAATAATAATACAAGGGCAGATGCTTCTAAAGCAGCCCACAAGACAGGTGACATTTAATAAATAATCAATAAAATGAGAAACGATATATCGATGTCCATAAAAGCAATGATGGACAATCACAGGGACAGGGCTAGTATGATTAGTCCCCACAATCTGGCTTATGCTAAGATCTTCATAAAGCCCGGTCATATATTCTCCTCTCGAGGGCATTATTACCAAGCAGTAGAAGCACCCTTGCCTGGAAATTGTAAAGGGTGTGACTTCTTAGAGGGCGGGATTTGTCAAAGAATACTCACTACTAAGGAAGCCAATACTACTTGCTCAGGTTACACTAGAACTGATGGGACTTGGTTGGTCTTTCACAAAGTGACTAAAGAAGAATACTTAAGGAGTCGTAATGTCTAGATTGTCAAATAATATAAAGGGTCGTCTCCACAAGTACTTCCAGATCAAACTTGGGGCATTTGATTATCGTCACGGGTGGATGAAGTCTAAGTGTCCATATTGCGGAAGAGATCTGAAGTTTGGTATCAACCTGAGCATGAATCGATGCAACTGCTTCAGATGTGGAGAACACCCCTCTACAATTGACTTAGTCCTGTATCTAGAAAATCTAGACAATTACAGTCAAGTAATTCAGCTGCTTGATAAAGAAGAATACTCTGGATATGTCTTCAAAGAGGAGAAGATAGAGCTTAGAGGGAAGAGAGATCTGTATCTTCCAGAGGGCTTTAAGCTTCTAAATCAGGGGGACTCTACATTAGCCAAGATGGCTAGAGCTTATGTCACCAAGAGAGGGTTCAATGTAGAAGACCTATCTAAGAGAGGATGGGGGTATGGAACTAAAGACAAATATTTCGGTTATTTGATAATACCCTTTCATGAACATGGCCAGCTAGTATACTTCAATGCCCGACTCTTTGCAGGCAACGGACCAAGATATAACAACCCAGATGCTTCAGAGTCTGGTCTGGGAAAGTCCTTCATTATCTACAATAAAGATGCTCTTGACATGTATCAGTCTATCTTTTTATGTGAGGGGGCGATCAATGCTCAGACAATGGGGGATAGGGGCATTGCATCGGGAGGAAAAGCCGTTAGCAGATACCAAATAAATGAAATGATAAAATCCCCCGTTGAGAGAATAATTCTTCTCTTTGACCCCGATGCAAAGGCGTATGCGCTTGATCTTGCCCTCAAGCTAGTTAATTATAAAAGGGTAAAGGTAGTGTTCTTACCTGAGGGGAAAGATTGCAATGACTTGGGGAGAAAGGAAGTGCTTAGATATGTCTATCAAGTACATTATCAATCTTATCAAGAACTATTAGCATTAAAACAAAGCTTATAAAAATGGATAGAGAACCCAGTATACACATCACCAAAAGTGTCTTTATACATCTCACTAAGGAGCTTGGTATAAAGTTGTCTAAGCCCAACATAGACAGACTGATGAGGGCAGCAAGGGAAGTGTCATGTGACAACCGAACTATGGTTGCAAACACTAAGAGAGAAGAGAAGACTATCCGAAGGAGTGAGGGCTCCATAGGAGATGCCAATCTTGCTGCCCATATAATATATTCTTGCAGGATAAAGATGAAACATGTGGGAGTGACTAAGATAAAGCAGACAGATCAGACCTGGGGTCAGATTAGACAACTAACCACAGTATTGAATCAGTTCTGTGATAACCATGATCTGGAGAAGAGGGCTGGCTACATTGCTTTCATTGAGCTTGGTCTGAAGATGATGACTAAAGCAAAGAGACCAAACTTCAACTTTGCTGCTTCTTGGATGGTGCAAAAGGCTAGCTACATAGACAGTAGGTATACTGCAGAGGAATCCATAAGGAATGACCCTTATCCTCAGAACACTAGAGAAATTATGAGTATATATCAATCCAAAGTATCGGAGATGACTGGGATGTATGTAGACTACACCCAGAATCCATCCGAATATGTATACTTTGTTCAAGCCAGGGAATTAGCTGACAAGTACAATATGGATTACTATGCTTTCATCTCTGCTCAGTTTGCTGCCCTCAGTTTCTGCAACGGTATACCAAACCTAAGGGATCTGGGTAACGATAAAGCCGAGCAGAGACTAGCCCAATTCATTGCTAAGAATGGTATACAAGTTAAGAGAGCAGCTCTATCAGAAGACACTTGGAAACAGTTCAAATAAATCTAACTATATGGTTACAATTGAGATTAAGAATGGCAATATCTGCCAATTAGACGGGGATCGCAAGGCTTTGATGAAGCTTTGTGATCTTTTTCGTGTGAAACATCCGAATGCTTGGCACATCCTAATGTATCAAAAGGGAAAGACTAAATGGGATGGCTTCATCAAGTACATTTCAGATGCAGGTAGATTCAGAATAGGGCTTCTTCCAAAGGTATATGAAGAGGCAACTAAGATGGGTCAAAGAGTAAAAGTAATAGATGAGAGGGCTAAACTCCCTGAGCCCGTCATCCCAGATACTCTTGGAGACAAGACCTTGTACCCTCGTCAGAAGCAAGCCCTGGAGAAGATTCTCTATCATAAGATAGGAGGGGTTCCATTTCACGTCTGTGCTGGAGATCTTGCAGTGGGATTTGGAAAATCTCTGCTCTTCAGTGCAATCCATAAAGCTTACAACAATAAGCTGAAGACCATCCTATTATTGAATGACTCCGACCTCTTCAATCAATTCAAGAGAGAGATTCCCCCTATGCTCCCGGGAATAGATGTCAAGTTCATCCAGGGAGCTAAAGCAGAGTTTGGAGACTTCAATGTTGCTATGGTTCAATCTATCTCAAGAAATCTTAAGAAGTATCAATGGGAGCTTGCTAAGATAGAGATATGCCTTATTGATGAGGCTGATATCATAGACAACAAGACTTACAAGGGGGTAATAGAGCATCTCTATAACACTAGAGTTAGAGTTGGCCTCTCTGGTACTCTCTACATGAGCAAACTCAAGAAAGACCAGGTTCACAACCTTAATATCATGTCTTTCATTGGTGATAAGGTAGACACTGTAAAACTTATAGATCAGATGAAAGCAGGCAGAGCTACTCCAGTAGTTGTAAAAATGATTGACACTAACCTGGAAGACAAGGATCAGACTAACTACCCAGATGAGTATGCTGCTACAATAACTAACAATGAAGAAGCTTACTGGGAATCATTTGACAGAGCTCTGTACAATGCCAAGTACCATAGATTTCCTATGCTCATCGTCACCAAATTCATTGATCACTGTGAACAGCTCTATCAGTTCTACAAAGATAGGGCTCAATCCCTTGGTCTCAAGTGGAACATAGCTTTTGTGCACCATGAGACTAAAAATCGCAATCAAATTCTAGAAGATTTCAGATTAGGAAAGATAGATGTGCTAATTGCTACTACTATCATTTCTAGAGGCAAGAATTTCCCTGCCCTGAGATATCTTCAGAACACTGCTTCAATGGATTCAAATGAGAAGGCTATTCAGATCCTTGGTCGTCTTGTTCGTCAATCCGAGGGCAAAGATAAAGCCTATTTAGATGACCTTATGTTCCCGGGCCATTATTTAACCCGGCATGCCAAACATCGCAAGGCCTATTATAAAAAAGAAAAGCTTAAGGTATTAATGGTGCCATCAAAGGTAAAATTAAAAATTGCAAGTAAAGTTAATAAATAATCTGTGCCTAAACGGCGGCGAAGAGTACCTCGCAGAGAGAATTATTATTAAAATGTCTAGTTACTTAGTTTTAATTCTAAAGCTTCTCTGCGAGGGCTTATTTTGCATTGCCAAAAATTGCTTCGAGCGACACAGCTCTCTACTAGGGAAAAAGGAAAGAGAACCAGAAAGGAAAAAGGGAGGGAATAACGGGTATATTATAGATATATTTATATAAAAAATAAATATATCTAATATAAACTAACCCTTAATATCCCCTACCCATTTATACATTTATGTACTTAAGAATTAAAAATCAAGCCCTGATGACTTCGTCATCAGTATTCAACTCTAACCGAGTTGAATATAGACAGAGTGGCTGTTTAGATACTGTATGAAGCACCCATATTTGTTATAATATTAGTTGTTTTTATATTTATGTTTACCTATGGTCTCCAGAACCTCCAATTTTCCCCCTTTCGGCTCTGGAGTGGAGTTTTTCATAATTCATCTGGG